ATCACTTCTTGCGCCAGGATCGAATTGCCCAATGAAACTATAATCATATTCTCTATCTTTTAATAAGAGATCGGAATTTCCATTAAATTTAAATATTTCTCCTAAAGTAAATAAATTAAATAATAATTATAAAAAAAATATTATTTTTTATGATGGATGGAATAAAGGTATTGGTTCAGAAGAATACTCAAGAGTATTGTCCAACACAAAAATAGCATTGGTTCCAAGAGGTTCTGCGAGTTTAGATACTTTTAGATTTTACGAAGCCATGAGATGTGGGTGTATAGTTTTGACTTTAATACAAAATGAATATGAATTTATGATAAATAGCCCTCACTTTGAAATAGGATCATGGTCTAACCTACAATTATATTTAGATAATATATTAAACAATGAAAATATTCAAGAGCTATCGAACAAAACCAAGGAATTTTGGGAAAATAATTTAAGCTCAAAAGCTGCAGCAGGTTTTATCTTAAAGAAAATAAATAATAAAATTTGATATTTATATAAATTAAATATATAATACCTAAAACAATTTTATAAAATGAATAAAAACATCAAAGAAACTTATTATGGTAAAAAAATAGATACATCCAATATTTTAAATATTGAAGACGCAAGTAAATTAATTAATGGTAAAAAAACCATAGTAGTGACTGGAGTTACTGGACAAGATGGAAGTCATATGGTAGATTTTTTACTTAAAAATACAGATTACATTATCTTCGGTGGAGTAAGAAGATTAAGCGTTTACAATCACGAAAACATTAGACATATTAAATCTGATAGATTTTATCTTATTAATTTCGATTTAACTGATTCTCATGCTATCGCTAGAACTGTAGAAAAATTACAACCAGATTATTTTATTAATTTCGCTGCACAAAGTTTTGTTGCAAGTAGTTGGGATTTCTCCAAACAAACCTGGCACACAAATTCAACGGCAGTTTTAGATATTCTTGAAGCAATTAGATTATACAAACCATCTTGCAGATTATATCAAGCTGGCTCTAGCGAAGAGTTTGGAAACGTAGAGTATTCTCCACAAGATGAAAGCCATCCTTTAAAACCAAGAAGTCCTTATGGTGCAAGCAAAGCCGCTTCTAGACAGTTGGTAAAAGTTTACAGAGAATCTTATGGGATATATGCAATTCAAGGTTGGCTATTTAATCACGAGGGTACAAGAAGAGGAGAAGAATTTGTCACCAGAAAGATTAGTAAAAATGTAGCTCGCATTTATAATGCAATTAAAAATAACGAAGACTTCCAACCACTTGAGTTAGGGAATATTGAAGCTAAACGAGACTGGAGTGATGCAGAAGATTTTATAGAAGGTGTTTGGATGATGTTAAATCAAGATAAATATAATCCAAATTACTCTGGAGAACCTAAAGAATATATATTCTCTTCAAATGAAACTCATACTATTAAAGAATTTGCTGAAAAAGCTTTTAAATATGCATCAATAAATGGCGAATGGATTGGAGAAGGTGAACATATCATATTCATAAATAAAGACAAAAAAGTATTACTTCAAATTAATTCAAAATTCTATAGACCAGCAGAAGTAGAGCTTTTGCTTGGAGATTCTAATAAAGCCAGACAAGAATTAAATTGGAAACCTAAAATTTCATTTGACAAACTTATAGAAAAGATGGTAAAGTGGGATATTGAAAATCTCAAATCATAAACTTTGTCAATTAATAGTTAAGAAATTTATTAAAGGAAATATTAATTGGCCAAGAGAGATCAAAATTGCTCAAAGATTATCTAAAAGATTTAATTCTTTTGATTTTTGGGATAATCTCAAAGAGCTAGGAAGCCCGCCTCCTTCACTAGCTTGGTTTCTCAAGCCACAAGGCAAAGCTTTCATATTAAAGGAATATGAAAGCTTCAATTTAAATTTAAATAAAGAAAAAGTAAAATTACAAAAAAATAAAGTAAATGAAGATAAAAACATTTGCAAAAAACCTAAAACTCTGCTAGAATTTATAAGATATGGGAAGAAAACCTAAAGAAGAAATCGAACAACCATCTGGTCCAAGCGCATCAGATAGATTACTATCCTTTTTGAAGGATAATAAAGAGGACCATTATAATTTCGAAGACGAAGTTCATTATAAAGTATCAACTGGTAGTTTAAACCTGGATATCGCTACAAGTGGTGGTTTATGCCCAGGTTTGCATAGATTTATTGGCATGAACGAAGGTGGAAAAACTTCAGAAGCACTTGAAGTCACAAAGAACTTTCTTAAAACAATAGACAATTCTAGAGCCTTGCTCTTCAAAGCAGAAGGAAGATTAAGCAAAGAGATTAAAGATCGTTCTGGTATTAAATTTGTAACTGATCCAAAAGAATGGGTTGATGGAACTTGCTTCGTATTTGAATGCAATATTTTTGAAACAGTTTCAGAATTAATGAAAGATCTTATTCAATCAAATGACGAAGATAAGAGATATATATTTATTCTTGATTCGGTTGACGGATTAATGACTAAAGGTGATTCTCAAAAAAGTATGACAGAAGCCACCAAGGTTGCAGGAGGCGCAGTTATCTCATCAATGTTGATGAAGAAAATTTCGCTAGCACTTTCTAAGCGTGGTCATATGGCTATCTTTATCAGTCAAGTGAGATCTGATATTAAACTTGACCCCTATGCTGCCAATAAAGATATTCGTCAAACGACTGCTACTGGCGGAAATGCGTTGTTGCATTTTGCTAATTGGATTCTCGAATTTGAACCAAAGTTTAATAAAGATCTTATTCTTGAAAAACCAAATGATAAATATGATCCAGTTAAGAACAAAATTATTGGACATAATGTTAAAATTGTAATTAAAAAGTCCACAAATGAATCTACGAATTCTAAAGTTCAATATCCAATCAAGTATGGGCGTAAAGATGGCTCATCAGTTTGGAGAGAGTATGAAGTTATTGATCAAATTCTTTCTTGGGAATTTGCAACCGCAAAAGGAGCATGGGTTACTTTCTCAGATGACATTATCGAAGAACTTAAAAATGCTAATTTAGAACTAAAGAAACAACATCAAGGAATTGATAATCTAAGAGTCTATCTAGAAGAAAATAAACCAATCGTAGATTATTTTTATAATAAATTTATTAAAACTCTTGCGTCATGAGATTATTAAATATTAACGGCAAACTCGTTAATAAGAACGTAAGAAATTATCTTGTAGATTGGGATGGAAAATGTAGAAGTAAACTCCAATTTAGATTCAAGCAATTTTTCTATCCTTACTGGAAAAATCATATTGTATACGAAGAGTTTCCAGTTTATGGAAGTATGCTTAAAGTAGATTTATTAAATGCAACTAAAAAGATAGCAGTTGAGATACAAGGTAATCAACATGAGAGCTTTAATAAGTTCTTTCATGATAATTCTAGATTAAAATATCTTCAAAGCATAAAAAGAGATGTTAAAAAAGAAAGATGGTTAGAAACGAATGGTTTTAAGTTTCTAGAACTCTATGAAAATGACCTAAGAAATTTATCACCACAATATATAGAAGAAAAATGTGGCGTACTTATTATTTAAGTGTAAAACTTTCTGGTGACTAATAAGAAAAAATTTAACTTTCCAGAATCTTTATTAAAACAGATTGATGAGTGCAGTTATGGCGGATATATTTTGTTTAATTTCTCATCAAAAGGTGAACCTCAAGTATATACAAAATTTGATAATCAAATAAATGCTATGGCTCTTTTATATTATTTAAATACGTGGGGCCAAAGTGTTGATCAATTAAATTTTGAAGCGACTACAGATTTAATTAGTAGGAATAATGAAAAACAAGACGAAGAAGATAATGACGAAGAACGTTAAAACTTGACTTTTGATTTTTAGTTTGGTATTATATATTGAATGATTTACTCCCTACAAGTAGAACGACATGTACTTAGTGGTTTGTTAAAATATCAAGATCTATTCGCTGATATTGATGTTTTCTTATCAGAAAATGACTTTTTTAATGATGTTCATTCTACTATTTATTCAGTATTTAAGAATATCAAATACAAGGGTGAAAATGTAGATAAAGTCTTATTAGCAGAAAAGATAAAAAATTTAGGAATATCCTTTAAAGATGAAATTAATATTTTTGATTATATAGATAATTTAACCTTTTCTCAGATCACAGAAGAAGCTACCATGACAGCTTGCAAGGAATTGATTAAATTTAGAGTTCGAAGAGAACTTTGCCAAACAGCAGATAATCTTAAAGAGTATGTGACTAAAAATGCAGAAGATTCATTAGACGAGATTATTGGTAAGATAGACGGCATATATAATAAAAAAATATCATCTTATTCAGAGAACGACGTACCAATTAATATCTTTGAAGGAGTAGAAGACCTTATTGAAGAAAGGGGCAACTCTCCTAAAGATGAAACTGGACTTATTACGCCCTATTCAGAATTTAACAGAATGTATGGTGGTTTAAAGAATGGCAATATTTACGCTATAGCTAGTAGACCTGGCCAAGGAAAATCGACTTGGCTTAATGATATTTGCTTTAAAACTGCTATTAATCCAAAGAACAAAACAAAAACTTTAATTTTAGATACTGAGATGCAGACCGTGGATATTCAATTAAGAATGGTAGCATCTTTGAGCGGAGTACCAGTTTGGTATCTTGAAACTGGTAACTGGCGTAAAAATGAAGAAATGACAAAGAAAGTAAGAGAAGCTTGGAGCAAGGTAAAGAAATATGAATACTTTCATTATCATGTTGGCAACAAAAATATCGATCAAATTTGTTCTATTATCCGCAGATGGTATCTTTCAAAGGTCGGTAGAGGAAATCAAGCTATGATTGCTTATGATTATATAAAATTAACTGGAGAAAAGGTTGGTCAAAACTGGGCAGAGCATCAAGCTATTGGAGATAAAATCGATAAACTTAAAAGAATATCAGAAGAAATTCAATGCCCAGTTATTACCGCAATGCAATTGAATAGAACTGGAGAAAGTTTCAACAGAAAAGGCGCAGAAGTAATTGATGACAGTTCAGTTATTTCTTTGTCAGATAGACTTCAATGGTTCGCTTCTTTTGTAGCGATCTTTAGAAGAAAAACTCTAGATGAGCTTGGTTTAGATGGCCAAGCCTTTGGTACTCATAAACTGATACCAACAAAAACTAGATTTCAAGGTAAAGATGCAGCAGGGCATCAAGATTTAGTGAGAAGACTAGATTGCACTGGAAAAGAAGTATGGGCGCAGAATTATTTAAATTATAATGTTCAAAATTTTAATATAGAAGAAAGAGGATCATTAATTGATGTCGCTGAAAGACAAAGAGAGCAATATGAATTAAATGATGCAAATGCAAATGATGGAGAACTATTATGAATGTAGAATTAATATCAGTAACAAACCCTAAGATGAATGGAATTAAAAATGCAGAAGATTTAGTTGCATTTTGCGCCAGAGTCAGTAACCCTTCGAATCAAATGAATACTGAAACTGCTCCAAAGTTATTAAAATTTTTAATTAAACATAAACATTGGAGTCCATTCGAGCTCGTTGATATGTGTGTTGAAATTAAAACTAGCAGAGGAATTGCAGCGCAAATTCTTAGACACAGATCATTTAGTTTTCAAGAATTTAGTCAAAGATATAGTATTGCGAATGAATTTGAAGATATCGAGCTTCGATTGCAAGGAGATAAAAACAGACAAGTAGGCGAAATTCTCATGAAAACAAATACTGAAGCATACGATAAAGTTAATGAGCTTCTTATAGAATCTTTATCGCTTTCTCAACATTGTTATGATACAATGATTGAAAATGGAATCGCAAAAGAAGTAGCAAGAATGATATTGCCTTTAACAACTCAAACTACAATGTATATGAAAGGTTCGTTAAGAAGCTGGGTTCATTATATTGAATTAAGAACAGAGCAAAATACTCAAAAAGAACACAGATTAATTGCACAAAAATGCAAGAAAATCTTTATTAAAGAGTTTCCTGTAATAAGTGAGGCGTTAGAATGGATAAAGTAAATGTTTACCAAATCCTAACTGATTTGGGATATAAATTAAAAGATTGCGGTAAAGAATATAGAGCTAGACCTCTTTATAGAGATAGCGATAATGATACTGTATTAAAAATTTATAAAGATACTGGGCATTGGTTTGATTTTAAAGAAAATATTAGTGGAGATTTCAGTTCGTTGGTTGGTATGACTTTAAAATTGGAAGATACAACTAAAGCTAAAGAATGGCTTAAAGATAAAAATTTTGCATTCAAAAACCCTACGGAAGTTAAAAAACCATTAATAAAATCTTCTAAAAAATTTGATATAGAAGTTCTCTCTAGGTTAGAAGATGATCAAGACTACTGGATTAAAAGAGGCGTTGATATCCAAACTTTAAAAACTTTTAAAGGTGGGGTCGCAAAAATGGGTAAGATGAAAAATAGATATGTATTTCCTATTTTTAACTCTAAAGATAATATCATAGGATTTTCTGGAAGAGACATTACTAATTTATCTAAGATCAAGTGGAAGCATATTGGTGAGAAAACAGAATTCGTTTATCCTTTATTCGTTAACTCAGAAATTATACAACAGCAAAAAGAAATAATCTTAGTTGAAAGTATTGGGGATATGTTAAGCCTTTGGCAAGCTGGAATCAAAAATGCTCTCGTCACATTTGGAACTAGTTTAAGTTTAGCGATTTTAAATTATTCTTTAAAAGTTGATCTAAAAAAAATCTACATCAGTTTAAATAATGATTCCAATAAAAATAACGCTGGAAATATTGCAGCGGAAAAAACTCAAGCTAGATTGAGTAGATATTTCGATCAGAGCCAATTAAAAATAGCTCTACCACCTAAAAAAGATTTTGGTGAAATGACCAAAGAAGAAATAGTTCAATGGAAAAACAATCTTTAAAAGTATTATCAGCATCTAGAATTAAAACTCTTGAAACTTGCTCTTGGGTTTACTGGAACAACTATCATACTAAAGTTCCTCAAAGTCAAAATGATGGAGCATTAAGAGGAACAATTTGTCATACAGTTTTCGAATTACTATTAAACAAAAGACATCTTAAAAATTATAAAAGAATAATAAAAAAGAACGCGATTGATGGTGATGAGGGCGTGAATAGATTAGTTAAAAAGTTATCAGCAAAAGTTAAACTAGATGAAAGCAATTATAAACTATTAAATGATATGATCCTTGTTGGTCTTAAAAATGACTTCTTTGGAGAAGGTGGCGAAATAGTTAAACCAGAGTATGATTTTGATATTAAAAATGATGAACCAAAATATCATATTCGTGGTTTTATAGATAAGCCTATTAAAATTAAAAAAGAAATGCATATAATCGATTATAAAAGCTCCAAATATAAGTTTAGGGGTGATGACCTTGAAGCCAATATTCAAGCTATGATGTATAGTCTAGCAAGTAAAAAACTATGGCCAAAATTAAAACCTATTGTTAAATTCTTATTTCTTAGATTTCCAAAACAACCAATTCAAGAACTAGTGTTTGATGACAACCAAATTAAGGGATTTGAGTATTATCTTGAGCATATTAATGATTATGTTAACAAATTTGACGAAGAATCTGCTAGATCAAACTTTGCAGTAGATAGTGTTAAAAATAAATGGATGTGTCAAGTTGGTGGCTGGAAATGTCCATATAAAGATCCATATACATATTATGTCAAAGTAAATGATAAAGGCGAAATAGTGGAAACTAGTCTAGAAGATAATTTTAAAGATATTAAAGGATTTAAAGTAGAAACTCGAACATATGAAGGATGTCCAAAATTTCAAACTAGTTCTGCTAAAGATGAGTTTCTTGATGATGCAAAAGACGAATTTTTAGATTGATATATTTATAAATTCTTGTTATATTTGTAAGAATGATACCTTTATTTAAATCTCATTATTCCCTAGGAAGATCAATTCTTACTCTAGAGGATAAATCCGAAAGAGATGAATATCCAGATTCTATTATTCAAATAGCCAAACAAAATAAATTAAAAGAGATATTTCTAGTAGAAGATAATATGTCTTCATTTCTTGAAGCTTATACAAATTGCAAGAATAATGATATTAAATTAAACTATGGATTGAGAATTTCAGTTACAGAATCTATAACAGATAAAACCGATGAGTCGAGAGCCAAAAACTCAAAATTTATTATTTTCTTTAAAAATAAAAAAGGTTACGAATCTTTAACTAAACTATTTAGTACTGGAGCAAAAGATGGTTTTTATTATGAACCTAGATTAGATTATACAACAATAAAAAATAACTGGTCAGATAGTTTAATTATGGGTATTCCGTTCTATGATTCTTTCATATTTAATAATACTTTAAAAAATAGCATATGTGTTCCTCAAATAGATTTCACAAAACCAGTTGTATTCATCGAGCAAAATGAATTACCTTTTGATTTTATTATTAAAGATAAAATGTTATCATTTGCGGAAAAAAATAAGTTAGAAGTTTTTAATGCAAAAAGCATTTACTACACCGATAGAAAAGACTTTAAAACATACTTAACATTCAGATGCATTAATAATAGGAGCGTTTTAAATAAACCAGATATTGAACACATGAGTAGTAGCGAATTTTCTTTTCAAAGTTGGAAGGAAAATAAATAATTTATGGACGAACATCTTTTAAGATACAATAAAAATAAGACTTTAGTTTTCATTGATTGTGAAACATTTAATCTTTGTTTAAATTTTTGCCATAATTTACCTTGGCAAATCGCTATGCTTAAAGTTCAAGGCGACAAGAAAATCGACCAAAAGAATTTTTATTTAAAATGGCAAACAGATTTAAAAATTAGTCAAGACGCAGCCAGAATCACAAGATATGATCACAAAAGAGTTCAAAAAGAAGGTTTTGATCCAAAGGAAATATTTCCAACTATTAAAGATTGGCTAGATAACGCAGACTATATTATCGGTCATAACACTCTTGGTTTTGACATTTATCTTATAAAAGAGTATTATAAATATATGGGCTGCAATTGGCATCATCTCGTTAGTAAATTTATAGATACAAATGCAGTGGCAAGAGGCATAAAATATGATATGCCATATAATTCGAAAGATAATTTAACTGAATATCAATACAAAATTTATCATACAAGAAAAAAAGGAGTCAAAAGCTCTTTGACTGTATTAGGCAAAGAAAACGGAATTGAACATGATTACGAAAAACTTCATGATGCAATGAATGATCTTGACTTAAATTTAAAAGTATGGAATAAATTAAAATGGCAAATAGAGGTATAACATGGCATCATTAGACGATGTATACGATATGACACAGAAACTAGAAGATAATAATATAGATTATCTTTTAATCACTGTAACCAAAGGCAAGAAACATGGTAAAGCTGACGTTTTCTTTTCTTTAAGAGATAAAGCTTCAATGAAGATACTGGCTACGGGACTAGATGCATTTAATAAGGAAATAGACAATATAGAAAGAGAGGAAGAAGAGGGTTCGGATGAATAACCATTTAGAAGATAAAGTATTTTCAGATAAATTTGAAAATACAGATTTAGGTCTACATGGAGTTAGACTTCCAGAATTTTCAATAGATCCATCCCTTAAGAGACATTTAAATATTAGCGAAGATGTTTCCAATTATGAATTTTTAAGAGCATTAGCTTTAAATGGATTTAAAAAATTAAATATAGATAAAAACAATAAAGATTATAAAAAATACATCGATAGAGCTAAATACGAACTAGATACTCTAAAAGAATTAGGGTTTATTGATTATATTTTATTAGTTTGGGATGTTATTGATTTCTGTAAGACTAGCGATATTCCAATAGGATTAGGCAGAGGTTCAGCTGCAGGGTCATTAATTTTATATCTTATTGGAGTAACTAGAATTGATCCAGTAAAATATGACCTTTATTTCGAAAGATTTATATCCAAGATTCGAGCTAAAAAGCAGGTTATTAATGGTATAACATACTTGGATGGAAGCTTAATGTGTGATGTAGATATTGACATTTGTTATTATAATCGCCAAAAAGTACTTCAATATTTAGAAACAAAATTTAAAGGTAAAACTAGCAAAATTTTAACATTAAATACTCTAAGTGGAAAATTACTTATTAAAGAATGCGGCAAGATCGTAGGAGAAAAGAGCGAAGAAGAAATGACTAGTATTTCTTCGCTGATCCCCAAAGTTTACGGTCAAGTTAAAGACATTAATATTGCTTATGAAGAAGTAGAGAAATTTAAAAATTGGTGCGATGAGAATAAAGAAACATTTCAAATTGCTTTAAAATTAAGAGATTTAATCAAGAACAAAGGGGTTCATCCATCTGGGGTTCTTCTTTCTTATTACGATTTAGAAACAGTATGTCCTACCGAATTTTCTTCTGATAAAGAACCAGTTTCTAGTTTTGATATGAATTGGGTTAGTATATTTAATATTAAGCTTGATATTCTAGGCTTAAGAAGCGTTTCTGTAGTTGATGATGTTTGTAAAAGTATAGGAATTAAAGTAGAAGATATTGATTTAAATCATGAAACTATTTATAGAAATTTACAAGAATTAAGATCACCTCATGGACTATTTCAAATTGAAGCAGAAACTAATTTCAGAGTTTGCCAAAAAGTAAAACCTAAAAATCTTGAAGAACTTAGCGGAGTATTAGCCTTGGCAAGACCTGGAGCATTACAATTCGTAGATAAATACGCGGCTCATACAAATTATCAGCAATCAGAAAGTATTCATCCGTTTTTTGATGAAATTTTAAAAGAAACAGGTGGCGTAGCACTTTATCAAGAACAGCTGATGAAGATGGCTCATAAAATTGGATTTAGTTTGGATGAAGCAGAAATCTTAAGAAGGATCGTAGGTAAAAAGAAAACAGAAGAAATTAAAGCATGGAAGAAGAAAATTGAAACTAAGATTAAAGAAAATAAAATTCCCAAAGAAGTAGGAGACATTCTATGGAAAATATTGGAAGATTCTGCGAATTATTCATTTAACAAGAGTCATTCATTGGCGTATGCAGCCCTAGCAGCGGTTACAATTTATTTAAAATTCAATTATCCTCAACAATTCTTTTTATCATTATTAAAAATGAGCAGAAATGAACCAGATCCAATTGGTGAAATTTCTAAAATTCAAAAAGAAATGCATGAATTTGATATCAAACTTCTTCCTCCGCATATTATTAAATCAGAAATGGATTTCTCAATAGAAAATAAAGATATTAGATTTGGCTTGTTATCTATCAAAGGAATTAGTGATAAATCTATTGAAAAACTAAACAGTTTCAGAAATAAGTATTCTAATAAGTTTGAAATCTTTCAAGCAGCAGAAGAAGCCAATCTAAACATTGGAGTATTATCTTCTTTGATTCAGGCAGGAGCATTGAGTGGTTTTAATCAATCTAGAAGTAAAATTGTATTAGAGGCTCAATTATGGAATATTTTAACAGCTAAAGAGAAAAAGTATTCAATTTCATTCGCAGATAAGTTTGATTACGATTTGATTAAAATTATCAAACATCTCAATAAATTTACTGACGAGAAGAATCACTTGGTTATTAAAGATAATAGATTAAATACTATTAAAGCAAAATATGCGCCATATCTTGAAATCTATAATCAGAATAGTAAAAGTGAAAGCTTTGCTAATTGGTATTATGAAAAGAAACTGCTAGGATATACATATAATAAAAATTTAAGAGATATCTTCGCAGAGAAAAGAGAAAACCTTAAATATGTTAGTGATATTATAGATGAACCAGTTAATAGTAAAGTGGCATTTGTTGGTCAAATAGAAGAAATATATACTGGCGTATCTAAAAATGAAAAGAAAACTAGGTATGTAAGGTTAAAAATATCAGATGAAACCAGTTCAATAAGCACATTAATATTTAATGATAATATTGAGAATAATAAATTATTAAATAATAAAGCTTTTGAAGAAGGTAATATTGTTATAGCGAAAGGCTCTAAAAGAGATGATTGTATATTTGGAGATTTAATAGCTATTCAAGATCATCAAATTTATATGAAATTAAATGATTTAAAAAAGACAGATAAAAATAATTGACATTTTAAAATATAAGTAGTAACATAAAGTAATATGATATCATTTTATAAACCAAATAGTAAGAATACAGGCACAGCTTGTAGTTTTAGCGTAAATTCAAAAGATAATTCAGTATGGGGATCATTAATTAAACAAAGCTCTTGGAATGATGCCAAAAAGATTGGATCTTTCTCCGAAAACCAAAATAATCCAAATAAAAGCGTTAAAATTAAATTTTCATTAACAGAAGCTGCTGGAATTCTTGACGCAATAGAAAGAAATACAGAGTTTTCTGCTTATCATAACTCGGAAAAACAAATTACTAAGATTAAATTGTCTCCCTATATTAGGGAAGAAAAACAAGTGGGTTTTTCTTATAGCGTTCATAAAGAAGATAAACAAAATATAGAAAACAAACAATCTTATTTAATTGGTTTTTACTTCAACGAAGCTAGACTTTTAAGAGAGTTTTTAGCGTATTCTTTAAATTGTGTTTTCGAAACTCAAAGAATTGAAGCGATAAAGAAAGCTAAAAATTCAACAAAAGAAACCATCAATAACTCACAAGAAGATAGCGAACTTTGGTAATCGTGAAAAGAAAAAAGATTTTATTTCAAAGTGATTTTTCTTTAGCGAAAACTGGTTTCGGTAGAAACTCTAGAGCTTTATTAAAGTATCTATATTCCACAGATAAGTATGATATAACTCACTACTGTTGTGGTATGCCTTACGATCACCCAGAGCTTAAAAAAACCCCATGGAAATCAGTAGGCTCACTTCCGAATAATCAACAAGAACTAGATCAACTCAATAGAGATCCAAACTTGGCAAGAATGGCTAGTTATGGGGCTTATTCTATAGATAGAATAATTAACGAAGAAAAACCAGATGTGTATTTCGCTGTACAAGATATTTGGGGGGTTGATTTTGCAATTGAAAAAAATTGGTTTTCTAAAATTAGTTCTGTTATTTGGACGACATTAGATTCCTTGCCTATACTTCAATCTGCTATTACAAATGCAAACAAGATCAAAAATTATTGGATCTGGAGTAATTTCGCAACAAAAGCGCTGCATAAACTTGGTTATAGTCATATAAAAACAGTTCACGGGTGTTTAGAGGATAAAGATTTTTACAGATTATCAGATTTTGATAGAAAAGAACTTCGCAAAAAGAATAATCTTCCAGAAAATGCTTTTATTATAGGATTTGTGTTTAGAAATCAGTTAAGAAAAAGTGTTCCCAATCTTTTGCAAGGCTATGCTTTATGGAAAAAAGAAAATCCAAAAATTGAGAATACTTATTTATTGCTTCATACACATTGGGGAGAAGGTTGGAACATACACAAGTTAGCTTCAGAAATTGGAGTAGATCCTAAAGAAATATTAACGACATATGTATGTAAAAATTGTGGTGAATACGAAATTAAACCCTTTATTGGTCAAGATTTAAACTGTAAATATTGTGGAGCAGAAAAGAGTCAGACAACTACAAACGTAGGATTAGGAGTCATAGAGTCTCAATTAAATGAGATATACAATTTTATGGACACATACTGCCATCCTTTTACAAGCGGAGGTCAAGAGATACCCATTCAAGAAGCAAAATTAACAGAATTAATTACGTTAGTTACCAATTATTCTTGTGGAGAAGAGATGTGTGAGCCAGAAGCAGGTTCATTAGCTTTAGAATGGACCGAATATAGAGAACACGGAACAGAATTTATTAAAGCTTCTACAACTCCAGAATCTATAGCTAAACAAATTAATATTGTATATAAAATGCCTGAGCATAAAAGAAAAGAGTTAGGTAAAAAAGCTAGAGAATGGACAATTAATAATTTTGCAGTAAAAAACATAGGCAAAATTCTAGAAGATTTTATTGACTCTCAACCCTTTGCTGATTGGGAAAAAATAAAAGAAAATCCAGAAGACAAAAAAGATCCTTACTATCAAATGCCAGAAATTCCAGATGACGCAAGCTGGTTGATTCATTTGTATCATAATATTTTAAAAATGAAAAATATTGACGGTAACGATTCTGGACATAAATATTGGATGCAAGAATTATCTAAAGGGACAAAAAGACAAGACGTAGAAAATTATTTTAGGAACGTCGCCTTGAAAGAAAATGAAAATAAAAAACAAGTAAAATTTGAAGATTTACTTGATGAAAAAGATAAAGGTAGGGTTATATATGTTATGCCAGAGAGCGCGGGAGACATATTCTTAAGTACTGCTTTATTTAAATCTATTAAAAATAGATATCCAGATTATAGCTTGTATGTGGCTACAAAACCGCAGTATAAAGACATACTAGATGGTAACCCTTATGTTCACAGATGGATAGAGTATAATCCTATTATGGACAATTTAATTTGGTTAGAAGGAAATAGTCAACACGATGGATACTTTGATATCGCTTATTTACCTTATACCTGCACTCAAAGAAATTTAAATTATCTTCACAATGGTTTAGATAAAATAGATTTTGAACTCGAATAATATACAATAAAATAATGAGACTTTTAGATACATATGCAACTAATACTGGTTCAAAAATTGACAAACCTTTTATCTATACTAAATTTTTTCCCTTGCCATTAGAAAAGTATATAACTTTTCAAGCTCAAACTCCTTATGACTCTAGAAATTACTCTTATTGGCAAGAAGTAATTGGATTGATTCATGCCCCTTTATTAAAAGAAAACATTCATATATTACAAGTTGGTATAAAAGACGAAAAAGTTTTAAATGGAACAATTAACATTGTTGGTCAAACAACGCTAAATCAATTAGCTTATGTTATTGAAAATGGTATTTTACACTTTGGCGCGGATAGTCTTTCTGTTCATTTAGCTTCTTATTTTGATAAGCCTATAGTTTCAATTTACAGTATAAGTAACCCCGATGTTGCTGGTCCTCATTTTGGAAATAAAAATAAACATATACTACTAAAAGGGTACGAAAAAATTGGAAATAAAAAACCATCATACTCTCAAGTAGAAAACCCTAAATCAATAGATACCATAAAACCAGAAGAAATTGCTAAAGGAATTTTAGATTTATTAAATATAAGTCATCCTAAATTACCAGAAACTATACATATTGGACCAGATTTTAACAATAGAAGCTTTGAAGTTATATTAGACGATGAGATCGATGTTAATTCAATTCCAATAGAAAATCCTATTATAAGAATGGACTATCTTTTCAATGAAAAAGTTCTTGAAAAAGTCTTATTAATTAAAAAATCCATAATTTTCACAGATAAACCTATCAAAAAAGATATACTTAAAAAGTACAAAAGTAATATTATGCAATTAATTTACATTATAGATCATAATAATGATCCAGACTTTGTTAAAACATTAAAGAATAATTCAATAAACTATGTATTACTTTCTTTTTTGAAGGATGAAGAGCTTAGTAAGTATAAATTAAATTATATGGACTATAACTTAATTATAAATAAAAACCATAAGACTAAAAAAGACGCTAACATAAAAGAGGTTGATAATCTTTACTATAATTCGTCTAGAATACTCCATACTTCAAAAGGTCAGTTTAGATCAAAATATGATTGGTTAAATAAAACAGGAGATAAAGTGGTAGATCATCCTGATTTTTGGAAAGAGGTTGATAATTTTTATATTTTTAAGTTGACTTAAAGTTTAATATAGGGTATCATTCTTAAATGGGCCCTAAAATTAAAACAGAAGAAAATACAATTTCAGTAGCCAGTTCTGAGCTTTTTAATATGCCAATACAACAAGAAAATAAAGACTTACCTATTCAGGTGGTCCCACCAAGGCTAATAACAAGAAACAAATATGGCTTAATTGAAGATGCAAATATAAATTACATTTATAATGATGATGGAACGATCAACTGGCGCAAAATGGTCAAAACAGAATATCTTGTTAATAACAGACAAAAAACCCAAGAAACAGATGTATCTAAGTTAGAAGACAAAGATCTTCTTATTCTATTAGGTGGAATAAAAGAGCTTGCTCAAATCAGAGGATATTCTAAAGTAGAATACAATGTTGTATCTGCAAATGATACATACTTCGCTACAAGCTGTAGAATTACTTGGCTACCTAATTACGAAACAGACGGCAGAGAGATAGTTTTTGAATCGTTAGCTGACGCTACAGTAAATAATACCAAGAGCTTTGCTAAATTCTTCTTAGCCGCAATTGCTGAGAATAGAGCCTTTGTAAGATGTGTTCGTAATTTCTTAAAAATCAATATTGTATCTCAAGAGGAGCTAGGAGAAGCAAAACTATTTGATTTTGCTCAACCTTCTAATGAAAATCCCACTTCGCCTCAATCTGTTTTAGAGAAAACTATGAAAGAAAAAGGTGTTAATTTCGAGTCACTTAAAAAAAGACTAATTAAAGATAATTTTGATAATGCAGAAAATTTAAACTCTATATCAGATATACCTAAAGTCAAGTTGTTTGAATTGATAGATAGAATCAAGAAGATCAAAGATTAATATAATATAATATAATATAATATTATATAATATAATGTGTAAATTATATTATGACTAAAAAACAAGCCTATTGTTGTTTAAATTGCTCACATTTATCTCCTCCTTGTGATGGAGCTATAGACTGTAATATTTGTTGCGAAGATTGTGGGGATACTAGCGCGTGCAAGTCGAGTGCATATTTTAAAGATGGATCATTTTATCTAAATCATACTACCACTATTACTTTTAATCTAAACGCAAACTTCACTAATGGCCTTGCTGTTTTCGAGGATTCTGGTTCTGGCACATCTACATATACAAGCAAACAAAATAAATGTTTATCGAATAGCTCATATACTAGTAGTACAACTTTTGATGATGGAGATCAATTTTATGATCAGACTGGTTGCGGTGGGACTGAATGTTACGGTTGTAGTTGTAGTGATAATGAAGAATGTTGGACGGTCGATCGTAGATGTGGTCCAGATTGCTGTGGTACATCTTCCGCAAGCTGTGATACGTGTATTGATGATGAATGCCCAGGTTTTAATTCTGGATGTAATGGATTAGAGTGCATTTGTACTTCTCCCGAGGATGACTGCGAAGGTACCTATGAAACAGCAAATACAGCAAAAATTACTTTTGAAGATCCAGTAAAACTTTATAATAAAGAGGGACAAGATGTTGGTAATATAATAGGTGCAACTTATGATCCATGTGCTCCATGTGAAATATGGAGTGCTCCAGCTTGTCACTTCTTTGCACCTTAATTAAAATTCTTTATATTTTACTAATTGATTTCTAACGAAATATAAATTAATAAAAAATCCACAAAAAGCACTTAATAAGTTACTAAAATAAGGATAAGTTAATAAATCAAAAGGATTAACGAAAAAACTAATAGCTAAGGATATCCAAAAACTAGAACATTCATGACAAAGCAAAGGCTTATGAATATATGGTATTTTAGCTATAAAATTTCTAAAAGGTCTAGCGATCTCAGTGTCACTCCAAGCATAAGTTACTCCTAAACAAAGGAATAAATATACTACAAATTGATAAAACATTTAAATAAAATAAACAACTAGTTTATCTGGTTTCTCTACTATTGAGAAAGACTTAAAAGGTATCTTTTCTTCAGTTAGTTTTTTAGCAAGATTTTTCCAATCTTCTTCACTCTTGCCAATTTCGAATACTCTTCCGCCACTATTTCTAAACACGTTTTGTTGCATCATTTGCATATGTTTCTCCATTGGGTTGTTTGGTACTTGAGAAGCTTTAATTTCTTCTGTTTTTTCTTGCATTAGGCTCTTAACTTCTTCATTAGTTATTAAGTTATTAAAGTAATCTTGTTCAGTAGCAATTTTTCCTTGAAGATGAGCCTTTACTCTATTTTTGCAAGAGCAATTTGGGTTGTCTCTAGAGCTAGTAAGATCAGCTAAAATTTCTGGAAATTTGTCTTTTATAGAAGTAAAAAAAGTGTCATTTTTAAGGAAAGTATTAAAAAATACTGGAGAATTGATGAGTTCTTGAAATGTCATATAATTTATTATATATTAATATTCCTTATATTTCTAAAATTTATAAACTGCCGCTCAATATATATGTATCAAAGCTTAATGTCAATTTAGCATCATTATTTATTGAGTACGATAATTGAGTATTATTATTAATTAAATTAGCCAAATTTATCTTTAACAAAGACTCATTAGTATTATATTTTCTAAAATTAACACTAAAGTCTCTACTTGATATAGATTTAAATATATTAGTTACTTTTTCTTGATCATAATCACTCATTGAAAATTGAAAATTTAAACTTATATTTATAGGATATTTAATTATAACAGCATCTGGTAAATAATTACCAATAGTGTAGACTGGAATTCTATTTATATTTATATTTAATCCGAATGATTCTAACCTATTAGAGTTGGCTTCATTTAAATCTAGGTCAACGTAGCAACTATCACCTATATCAAAATTATTTATTGGTTTTGGATTAAAATTAAAAGTTCCAGAGGTGTTTCCTAATTCTCCTAATAATAAAGTTCTTACGTTGACTTTTGGGTATTCGTTTAATCTATATTCTATGGAATAATTATTTAAATATCCGCTAGAAAATGTAAAAAATTTATTTCCATATTCGATTTTTCCAGAAAAGGAATTATTGCCTGTATAGGATATAAAAGGGTCATTCGAACTCAAAATGTAATTTAAATCCAAATTACTTATAATTGGAGCAGAAACGGAGTAATTGATGTCATTGCTATCTATAGATAGATAAGGATTAATATTATTACCGTAAGATATACTTAAGTCTTCAATTCCAGAAATAAGAGAGTTATTTAAATAAAAGTTTTGGTTTTCTACAGAATATACGTTAAACATTAAACATGATTACACTATATTTTAAGTGTAAATTATTAGAGGTAAAAGGTATATGGCAAGTATTTACGATACAGTTTCTAACTGGAGCAATGGAACTACTTATAAAAAGTATGATATTGTGAAAGGTAGTGATAATCGTTTCTATTATTCAACTAAAGATTCTAATACGTCTAATAACCCTATAACCCCTGCAAATCTCCAGGTTCATTGGGATGGATATATTTCTTTGAACGGAATTTTAGTCCCTAATTTTTGGTGGAAACCATCATATAATGCATCGATAGAAATTAGCCCTGAAATTATAGTTTCTCAATTTGGAAACGGGTATCAGCAAAGAATTTCTGACGGAATAAACTCAGCTCTTGCAAAATTTACTTTAAATTTTGAAGGCAGATCTGAAAATGAAACAGTTTCAATCTTGCATTTTTTAAAAGAAAGAGCAGCCGTAGAGTCTTTTATTTATAATCCTCCAACCATATATAAAAAATCAAATAATAAACTTGACACAAGATATGTTTCTATAAATTGGACGGCTTCATATGTATCATACGATATGTACGTTGTTCAAACTACCATTCTAGAAGTACCTGTTTAATAAATATGAACACATCTTCTGAAATATATAATTTGATCGTAAGTGGAAGTAAAGACATAAACTCCAACCTAACTTCTTTAACACCATCGACACCAATAAACTTTTATGAGATAGACCTTTCAGAAATATCACCAAACTTAAAAAACTTTAATAATACGGGAGAGCAGCCGTTAAATGGAGGAGTATTAAGGTTATATAATGAATATTTCTTATATAACATTAGCAATAACCCATCCGCTGCCATAAAATGGAAAAATAATTTTTATTATCCATTTCCAATAGTAGCAGATGGATTTGATTATACAAGCGCAGGTACTCTTCCAACACCTAGGCTTGCCATGGGTAACTTTAGTCCAGATAAATCTTTAAACTCTTTTTATAAATACATTAGAATGCAAATTGAATCTTTAGGCGATATAGTCGGGGCAAAGTTCACGAGAATAAAAACTTTTGTTAAATATCTAAAAGGTGAAAATTTTCAAGGAGGAACGAATATATTCAATACTCAATCTAGCATATATGAAGTTGAGCTACCAAAAGAAATCTATTATATAGACAGAAAAACTATAGAAAATAAAGTCATGGTAGAGTATCAATTAGCTTCTATACTCGACATAGAAAACGTAGTTCTTCCAGCTAGGACGATACTAGCAAAAAAATGTAACTTTCAATACAGAGGAGAAAATTGTTGCTATGAATACAATTCAAGACTAACAGAAAAACATAGTGGCTGTTACGCTGGTATTGAAAATAATTACGCTACAATTCGCGGTTTACAATCTGCACCTCCAGTAGCAACAGAAAATGACCAATTATTTATTGGAGGTATTTTTTCTGAAGGGCCAGCCGCAGTATCAGCTGCAGCCAGAATTACTGGCGGGTTAGGTAATTCTGGAGTCTGGCAAAATACCGCTAATTACGTTTCTGGAGATTTTGTTTTTATTGAAAAAAATAAATTAAAATATTATTTTGTTTGTATTAATAATCATCATGCAGACGAGTTTAATTACCCACCAAACACTAACTATTGGACTTCAGATACATGTGCAAAAAATATAAATTCTTGCAGACTAAGATGGTTAAAGAATCCAGCATTTAGACCTGTAATTTGGCCTACAGATAGAAATGGAGAAACTTACGATCAAACAATTAGTAGAATCTTTGCTCAACAAAGAGCTAACTCAACAATCTATGCAGCAAAACCTGGAGCAGTACAATATACTGCAAACGAAGTTAATTCTCAATGGTTAACGGGAATAAATGGAGCTCCAGTTTATTTTCCTAGAAGGCCAGGAGCAGAAAATCCAACATCTGAACAAGCGCATGGTATTCCCAAAGATTATCAAGGTAATTACTTAAATGGGCATTTACCTTTCGGTGGATTTCCTGGTGCAGGAAAACCGTCATGATAACCAACGAAATACTCAATTTTATTAAAAATAAATCTTTGACAGATTTACCTAATGAGACATGCGGATTTGTCATAGAAAATAACAATGAAAATTTATGTATTCCAGTAAAAAATATATCTTCTCAACCTAAAGAAGCTTTTAAAATTGATGCGCTGGATTTTTTAAAAATAAAAAATAAATATAAAAAAATACAATATATCTATCATAGTCATCCAGGTGAAATTAAAAACTTTTCTAAATTAGATATACAAATTTCTAATGCAATTTTAATACCTTTTGTATTATATTGTGTTGGTTTGGACGAATTTAATTTTTATTATCCAGGAGAAATATATGATTAGAGTAAATATTCATGGTAAATTAGGTCAAGAAATTGGAGAATTTTGGGATTTAGATGTTGTTAGTGTTTCTGAAGCTCTTAGAGCAATAGAAGCAAATACAGGTAAATTGAGAAAATTTCTTTTAGAAAATAAAGAAGTGTTTGAATACGAAATTTTAATTAATAAAGAAAATCTATTTAGTGAAGTACCTAAATTTGAAACTATTGAAGATTTTAAAAATTCAGAATTTTTCTTAGACATATCAGAAAAAGTAGACACAATAGATATTATACCAGAAATTATTGGTAGCAGTTTTTGGAAAAGAGCAGCTGGGATTTTTCTGGGTGCTGTTTCGGTTGCGGCAGCAATATTTATACCTTTTGTTGCTCCTGTCTTAGCTTTTGCTGCACCTGCACTCTTATTTGCTGGAATTGGTTTAATTGCGGCTGGAGTAAGTTCATTACTATCTAAACCTCCGCCAAACGTACCTTTTACTGCTCAACAAGCCGATGCTATAGATGGTAGCGCTGGTGGACCAAGTTCTTATCTATTTAATGGTCCCAACAATACTGTTGGAGAGGGTGGGCCAGTCCCAGTTGGATACGGTGAACTTATAATTGGCGGGCATAATATTATGAGTAATTTTAGTTATAATGTGAATGCATCAAAATCAAGCGTCGATTCAAAGACAAAACAAGTATCTCTATACGCAACTCCAGCATATATTTTTAATAACAGAGGGTTCTTAATAAATCAAGGCCCTAGTACGACGGAAGTATAATCTTTATGGCAAATAGCCCTAATAAATATGCAGAAGGTTTTAGGAATATATTAAATACATTTAATATAGGGTTTACTTACTGTGGCTATAATTTTCCAGAAAGCACTGCTCAAGACAGACCAGGCGCATTAGCATTTTCATTTCAAGGAGGAGATTCTTCAAGTATACCGTATTCTACTTCGAAAACCAGAGGCTATGGTTATGGACCAAGCGGATTTGATGCCTATTGGACGACTATAAGAACATTAAACGATGCAGACATATTCAGATTTCAAGAAAATGGTGGAAACAATGGACCAGGATTTACAGCATCAGCTATATCTCCAAGTTCTCCAAATTTAAAAACAATTTTTCAAGAAAGTCCACCTGCTAGCGCCACTGTAAACAATCAGAGATCTTTTACATCGGTCAATACTATCGCTACCGCAGACCTTGTCTGCGAAGGCCCAATTGAAGGTTTTGTCACAGGGCAATATTCCTATGGATTTGAAAATAAAACAACTGGAAGTATAGGTTATTCAAGTGCAACTTTTACACCATTTTCTAATTTAAATTCTAGCTTAGAATCTCCATCAATATATTGGAATAATACTCCTGTAGCAGATATCAGGGGATTTTCTAATTTTCAATATGTTAATTATAGATACACGTATGGAGAAAATAATAACGAACACACAGTATTTAATCCTAAAATATATTTATATGAAGATAGATACGATTATTATGGTTCGCAAGTTGATAAATTTAAAATTCCTTTAGAAACAACCACGACAAGATCAATTGGAGAGAGACTGTATGGAGCATATCTCTCAAATACAGACACAAAAATAAGGTATCCCAAAACATATTATATATATAACACAGACTTAAGTGCAATAGAAGTGAATATAAAAGTTTTGGCTTTATTTGAACAAATTTTAGACGGAACAGAAACAGCAGGGGATGTAGAATATCAAGATGTAGAAGTAGAGATCCAAGTTTCTAGAGTTTTAAATGACAATACTTTAGTGGCGTTAGATACATCTAAATATTCTCCACACACCTCTTCAGCTTATTCTAATGATTTAGTTTATGTAGAGGGAAAAATCCAATCCTCTCCAAATGTATTTACATATCATATAAATTTAAGACCATACGCAGAAAATTTTCCAAACTTTAGATTATTTGATAATCAAATTGGTTGGGCAGTTACATTAACAAAAAATACTTTAGAAGGTGGAGGAAGCACGCTTCAAACAACGACACAAATAGATTCTATATCAGAAATATATTCTGATCGATTTGTTCATCCAGGTTGCGCAATAGTATATTCTAGATTTGACGCAAGATATTTTGGTTCAATTCCAGAGAGATCTTATAATCTTCGTTTACTAAAAGTAAAGATTCCTATAAACTATAACCCTATTACAAAAACGTATGATGGCGCTTGGAATGGAAAATTTAAATTAGCTTGGACAGATAATCCAGCTTGGTGCTTTTACGATATGATTACAAACAATAGATATGGTCTTGGGAAATATATCGATAAAGATCTTACAGACAAATGGACTTTATATGAAATTTCTAAATATTGCGATGAACTCGTATCAAATGGAATCGGAGGCTTAGAGCCAAGATTTACTTGTAATTTATATATAAACACTAGAGAAGAAGCTTACAAAATTTTAAATGATATGGCTAGTATTTTTCGGGGTATTATATACTATTCAGCTGGTCAAATATTAACATCGCAAGATTCTCCAAAAAAACCAATATATATTTTTAATAATAGTAATGTAATAGGTGGCGAATTTATTTATTCAGACGCTTCAAGAAGAGCAAGAAGTACCACGGTATTAGTAAGGTATAATGATAAGAATGATAATTATAAACCTGCAATTGAATATGTTGAAGACAGACAAGGAATATTGAAACACGGAATCAGAGAAAAAGAAATCAGCGCGTTTGGATGCACATCGAAAACTCAAGCAAGAAGAATAGGCAAATGGTTGTTAGTTACTGATAACGAAGATACAGAAATGGTAGATTTCAGAGTAGGGCTCGAAGGGTATTATATAAAACCTGGAGATGTAATCTCTGTGTATGATCAAAATAGAAGAAACAAAATATACGCAGGTAGAACATTAGAGTTAAGCGCAAATCACGCCGTTTTAGATTTAGATTATAATCAATATAATTTAAATATTTTAACTGGAATTAATGAATCTTTTAAATTTCAAATTGTAACCCCTACTTATAATTTACAAATGGGCACGGACCTAGCAAATCTATATTCTACAGGATTTTCAGATATTAAATCTGATGGAATAAGTGGTATTAATAGTGAATTTATAAAACGCCCTCATATTCAAGATATAAATATAAATAATGCATCGAGCTTTTTAACAAGTGGGTCTGGAATTTATAAAGATTACATAAGATTAAACTTACCACAACCTTTAGATTCAATTAATTATAATCTATTAAATAATACTAATTGGATTATAGAAATTAATCAATCAAGTTTTAATGGAATTTTAAATGCTCGATCCGAGATTAATAATCCATCACTTAGCGTCTATCCAGGATATTATCTAGAGCCATTTTTAGATAAACCTCAAAAATATAGAGTTTTATCGATCAAAGAAAATGAAAATAACAACTTTAGTATTTCTGCATTGATGTATAATGAACAAAAATATTTTAACATTGATAATTCGGCTACTTTAATAGATAAACCAATAAAACCAGAAGTACCTCCACCACCAAACTTATTTTTAACTGGTTTATTTAGAGATCTACCCAGATCAGGATACGGTGGCAATAATTACGCTCCAACAGGTACCCCAAGTATTCCTTATAAAGAAAATCAAAGTGGGATAAACAGTATTATATATCAAATTTTACCAACAGGAGATACAGAATATGCGTCTCTATATACCGTATATGTAAAATCTGGTAATTTTGATGGAGATGGAATAGACAATCAATTTTTAGAAAAGACCCTCTCGCTTACGGAAGTATTACAAAATGGATTAAACGGCACAGACTGGGAAAATGGTACTATACCTCCGTTTGTTACCCCACTTTATACGGGTGTATACTCCTTTAGAGTATATGCTTCAAACTTCTTGAATGAGAGATCTAGTTATGTAGAAAAGAAGTTTAATTTTATAAACCAAGCTCCATTAGATAGCGTCACGATATCTGGAGTAAATTTATTATAATAAAATGAAAAATAACAATATTAATATAAAACTTGAATGGAAGACCATATTAAATTCTTTAGGTACTTCATCAAAGATTAGTGTTCCTCCGTCTTTTAGCGTAACTTTGAAAGATAAAGATTTAATTATTGATAAGTTTTTAAATTTAAATAATCATATGATCGCAAACGACAAAACTTTTTCTTCAGAAAATAACTCTAAAAAACTTAAATATGATCGGAGTGAGGATAGGAATAAAGTTAATTCAAGTTTTGACTATCTTTTCGAAAATAATTTTAATAAATACAAAGAAAATAATAAAAAAATTGGTTTTTATAAAAATATAAACTTTAATGTGGCGTATGATAATCAGGACAAACAGCATTTTAATTTAGATGTTGAATATGAAATGTTAGAAGACATAGATAAAAATATTTTATTTAATAAAATATATAGAAGCGATGACTTTTTGAGTATAAAAATCTTATCAAATAAAGAATACGTAGAATCAAAAGGAATATATTCATATTTAATATTATCAACCTTATCTAATCATGTAGAAAAAAATCTTCAACTTAAAAATTTATTTATCGAAAATGTTGCTTCAAAATGGTTGGATAATAATAATTTTACTACTTTACTTACAGTTCCTTTTATAGAATCTAATATAGTCGAAATATCAGAGAATATAAATATTAAAATTTTACCTCTAAAAAAATGGCAATCAGAAATGTATAAATTTCTAAAAGATAGAGAAAAAGAAGAAGATATAAACGCTTTTTTAACAGAAAATTTTGAAAAACAAATTATAAATATTGGAAAAATATACAAACAATCAATAAATTACGAAACATTAATATTTTTTCAAAATTATTTATACTTATTTAACGAAGAAAGTTTAAGCAGTTCTATTCATAAGATACAGGTTGGAGATGTTAATTTTGAGAATTATTATCCAATTTTGAATAAAAATCTTAAAGATAAAATGATTTGTTTGTCAGAAGATCTAAATTCTGATGACGTAATAGATAATAGCTATAACATAAAAAAAGATTATCTTGGATACTATAATCAAAGTCAAACTAAATATGTAGATATTAATATGGATTTAGATTATTTTCAATCTAGAAATATTAAAGACGTTAAAATTTTAGAAATTAAAGAAAATGAAACAGAATGTTTCTTGTACATAGAATTTATTACAAATTTTTTTGAAAAAGAAAAATTTTATGTTGAATCGAGCCCAAATTTAAAATATATAGAAAAATACAAAACTCTTTTAAACGATAGAGAATATATTACTTTTCTTTTTGAATATAAATATTCGTTAGAAAAATTAAAAAATTTTTTATCTTTAAATCAAAATTTACAAAAAAATCAAATTTTATCTGAAAAAGATTTAATAAATTTTTCTGCAAAATTTATAATTTAACTTTATCTTTTCTTGTATATACTGCTACTCAGCATTCCACCAGGTCTTTGTTGCTCTGTTAATACTCGAATTACTTGACCTTTTATTTTTTCTGCAAGGTCTTTATTTTTAACTGTTTCTTCTTTTGCATCCTCTTCTGATGCCGAACTATTTTGATTTTGAGATACGACTTGTGATTGTTCTTTTGCTACATTAACAGTTATATTAATGTTATTTACAGGCGAGTAGGCTGAAGTATTTGATGCTGGAACTGAAGAGGGAGAAGAAGATAAATTTCCAACAGGACCTCCTTCAGCAAATTTTTTAATCCTGCCCCTGTTGAGATCATCAAAAAATTGCTTGCCATACATGTTTACAATATCTTTTTTTATTACAAATTCTCCAGCCATAAGTAAGGCGGGTATATCATCTACATTTGACCCTCCTGCTGCAAATTTTTTAATTTGTCCTCCGCTAGCCTTACCTAATTTTAATCTTCCTCTTGCATCAGGCGGATAATTCCGATCAAAGCCACCATACGGTTGACGCAAGCGCATGTTTGGAGTAGAAGATTTACCAAAGAAAGAGTCTTTGCCACCAGGCATAAATCCTGGAGCAAAAGCACCTGCTACTCCTAAACCAAATCCTACAAGCGCTCCTGTTTGCTTCTGATTTTGTTGGCGATTATAATTGTCTCTGATTTCTTTGTTTAATCTTTGGTTTTCTTTATAAGCTTCTTCATTTCTTTCCTTTAAATCTTTTAAATATATTAAATAATTAAATAAAGTCGTTTCTCTTTCTTTTCTTATTGCATTTTGAGGATTATCTTCATCTAAAATAGCTAGAAGACTTAGATTTTCACTTATTACAGATTCTCCACCAGTTGGGTAAAGAGGATCATTATATTTATAGAAATTTTTTCCTAAAAATCCTACTTCTCCTCCACCAGCAAATTTTTCGTATTCGCGCGGGTTTACTCGTCCTGATTGTCCAGGGGCTACTTGCATAGATTGTTGGCTTGTACCCCTCATAGATTTTTGACCTATAGGGAAGCCAAACGCTGGAGCTATATTTGTAAGCATAGAAGCAGCTCCTGGGTTTGTTTTTGCGCCTTGAGCAAGTGCTGCTATAGTTAGACCAAGAGCTCCTCCCAAAAAGCGTTTTTCAACTTTTCCTTCATTTAGCATTTGTAAATATTCTGGACCATATTTTTTAACTGCACTTTTTCTTATAACATATTCTCCACCACTTAACATAGCTGGAACATCATCCTTTGTGCCTGATCCACCAGTTACATTACCACCAGACGAATAACCTTTTATGATTCCGCCCTTTGATTTGGATAGACCGCTTAAAAAATCTCCGATTGCACCACCGATTCCACTAGTGCTACCTAGTGAACCAAAAATTTGATTTGTTGCAAATTCTAATGCTAATTGTTGTATTCTATTACTTATATTAAGAGCCATTTTTGTAAAAGCGTCACTAGCGGTTTCTGTTCCATCAGCAAAAGATAAGAAGGCATTATTAAATTCACTTTTAATTGTTCTTGCTGTATCTGCTGCTCCAAGTTGAGCTTGTCTATATGAATCTTCTGTTCTAAAATCAAATTCATCAAAAAATGCAGCAGGAATATCTTCTAGTTTTGCGTCTCCACCTAATATTCTTTTTTCTCTTCCAGCTTGTCTTGCTCCTTTAAAATCTTCAGCAAACATTAAACCTCGCGCTCTTTGATTTAAAGCTACAAGTTCTTCTTGACCACCTTGAACAGCTAAAATAAATTTATCTAAATCTATAACACCTTTTTTCTGTAAATTATTAGTTTGCTCTATGAATTTAGCGTTAACTTTTCTTCGTTCTGTTTCATTTAATATAGATGAATATATTTGTTGTTGAGCGTCTAAAACTCTTCCAGTAGCAATACGATTAGCATTCAAACTCATGTCTTTATCTAAAACTTCTTTGCTGTATTCTTCTAGAGATTTTACGTTTATATTCTTTCGGAAAGCGTCGGCTGAAGCTGGATTTGAAGAAACATCACCTGCAAGCCCTGCTCTTCTTAAAAGATCTTCTCTCGTGTATTTAAGCAGTACTTCAAGTCCTTTATCTGTCTTTTTAACCGTAAGACCAAGTAGACCTAAAGCTTGATTTAAAGCTTGCGCTTGTGTGCTTGTTTCATCAAACGGGAGACCTCTTAATGGTTGTATTATAGAATCTATAGTATTTTGACTAATTTCTGCATCTTTAAAAAGTTGCTCAATTGAATTGATTACTATATTTTGACTTTTTTCTTCAAATTCTTTTTGTTTTTGTTTAAATACATCTGGCGCAACAATGCTCTTTAATCGATTTAATTCTTTCTTATCTATTTCTTGCTTCTGCAAAACGAAGTTGGGGTAGTTTGTAGACTTAGCGTAAGCTCTATCCCCATCCATGTTAGTTCTGTATCCAAATCTTTTTTCTACAGCATCTGTAAGATCTCTGTTTGATACGTTTATACCTTCTTTCCCTAAACTTTCATTTAAATTTTTTTGAAAATTTTCAAGTATCCTAGGGTTATTCATTACTGAGCCAGCTAAAGATATACCTCTTTCATTTTGCACGCCTAATATGGAAGAAACTAGTTTACTAGATTCTGCTTGACTTACTTTTTTATCAGAAGTAATTTCAAGTACATTTGCTAGGTTTTGTGTATTTGCGCTTTGTACCTGCAAAGCGGTCTGCACTTGACTTAATCCTTCTGCAATTTTTTCAAAATCTCCAGTAGATAATGTATTCGCAAGGCTTTCTCTAAGATTATCTGGAGTATTAAGAAGTATTTTTGATAATTGTTCATTATTTTGTGACAGAATTTTTTGTTTTTCTCCCAAAGAAATATTTTCATCTTTTAATTTTTCTAAATTCGAACTGTAAGAGGAGAACGCAGAATTAAACTCTTCAATTTTGTCTTTATTCTCTTCAGAAGCAACAATTAAATCTTTAATTGTTTGATCTGTAGATGTAAATGCGCTTATCAATCCTGAAGTTAAAGTTGACAAAGCTATCGTTCCTCCAAATTTTGCTCCACCTCCTAAAGATGCAGCTCCTAAACCAAATGAAGCAGCTTGACCCACAGTCGAGACGATTTGTTTATTTCTTTCACCTTCAATTCTAGAATTAACAGTATCTACCAATTTATTAATTCCAATTATAACTGCTGTTACTACTGCTTGTTGAAGAAGAAATCTAGCTGTAGAAGAAGTTGCTAGAGCTACTCCTCCCGCTACAATTGGTGCAGCAAAATTAGGTATAAAACCATTAGATGCTCCTGCAGTTTTAGCTTTGTTACCAGCCCTAGATACTCCTTGACCCAAACCAAGTGGCTCATCTTTTGTGTTGTAGACTCCTAGACCAAGAGGGTTCGAAGCAGAAGTCAATCTTTGGTCTTTACCAATTTTTATTCTAGATGGAGATGTTCCAGCCATAACTTCTCTATTTATAGAATCATTTAGTGCTGAAAAGTTAGGTATAAAACCTTTAGATTTACTTTTACTAGAAGAAGTTTTTTGAATTTTACCATTTAATAATTCTGTAAATGGGAGACCAGGTATATTAGAATTGTAAGCTTTTTTAATTATAGATCTAATTGCTGTAGAATCAGAGGTTAATTTTGCATCAGCTTTAATTAAGTTAGATTTAAATCCAAATCTTGATTTAAATTGTCCGCTTGCTGCTCCAGATTCTTCAAAATCAAACGGCCTTCTGAAATCGTCATCTACAGATTGTACAAATTTTCCTGGATTTTTTGTAGCAATTTTTACTACTGTTTCAAAAAGATCTCCTATAGCTCCTGGAGGTAAGAAGCTTTTACCATTTTTAATTTTTCCAAGCACTTCATTTACTCCATCTCCTTGATTCCCTAACGCACTACCCATAAACTGTGTTGCCACATTAGCTAAAGGTGGTAAAATTTGCTCTGTTAATAATTTAATAAACTCGTTGGGCTTTTGCTTATCTAAAGCATCTAAAGACCTAACTTGTACCTTATCAAATCGAACCATGTTTTCACCTATAGATGGGTCGGTTTTAACTGCGTTAGAAAACATTGGTAATGTAGCCAGCGAAGTAGAGGTAGGCACATCACCGCTTTTGCCTCTTAAAGATAAAACTCCTAAAGTTTCTGCGTTAAAAGGTTTAGTTATTCTAGTTGGACTTTTAGTAGAAGCTCTACCTGCCAATATCTTTTGTTTGGCTAAATTTACAGCTGTTGATTCGGCCGCTGTTAAACGATTAGTAAATGTTGAATTTGATGTTAGTGATCTTATGTCTCCTTTGGATAAAGCTTTAGTTATTGCTACTTGTACAGCTGGAGATATTGCTGAGAAATTTGGTATAAAACCAGAGCTTGCATATGGATTAAATCCATATACTGAATCAAATTGACTTTTATAATTTTTCCCAGCTTTGCTAGTTTGAGGAGGCATAATTGCTGGTTGATCCATTCCAGGAAATTTTTTAACTTTTTCTGCTGAATTATAAGTTACAGAACCTTCTCCAGGAATATTCATTTTACGAACATATCCAGGGTCATATCCACCAGCTAATGCTCCTAAAATTTCTGAACTAGCAAAATTAGGAATAAATCCTGCACTCTTTGCTTTTAATACTCCACCTTTAGCAGATAATCCTTTTCCAATTAATCCAGTAGTTAAAGTAGTTGATAATGAAGCGGCTTTTTGTCTTTCTAAAGTTTGCTGTCTTATAATTGCAAGAATTTTATTTTCAACATCTAAAACAGTTATTTCTTTATTGTAAATTGCTTGAACGAGAGCAGGTTCTTGAGATAAAACTTGATTTATTTTTGCTTGTATTGCTGCTCTTTCTTCAGATTTTGTATTTAAACTCAAAAGAACTTGTAATGATTGTGCAGCAAATTTTCCTAGATTAAATACTAATTTAGCAACAACCGCAGTAAGCAAAACTATTCCAGGACCAGAAACAAACGCCCCAATTTGCTCAAATATACCTTTGGCAATTTTGTTTCCAATACCACCTCCATCTACATCAATACTTTCTAGTCCTTTATTTAATAAATTTAATAAATTTTCTATACTTGGCCCAAAAGATACTTTTCCAAGATCAGAACCTACTTTAGTTAAATTTACAAAAGTTTTATTAATTAAAGAAGATAAAGTTTGATTTAAAGCTTCATTTCGAGTTATGGCTTGATCTGTTGCGCTAGATGAAGTTCTAAGTGCATTGTTATAAACAGAATATTCTTTTCCTAAGTCTGCTAATGCTGCTTTTAAAATATTGATTTGGAAAACGCCACCAACAGTTTCTGCTACTTGAGCTCTTTGGGAATCACCTAAAGTTCCGAAAGTACTTGCAAGATTAGATAATACTTGAATTGCTGGTAAGGTAGTTCCTTCTAAAGTTCTAACTTGAATACCTAATTGTTCTAATTGGTCAAGAGTATCTGTCCTTTGTATTCTAGTAAAAATTGTTTTTAAAGAATTTCCGATAACTGCTCCGCCTCTAGCAGTGGTTTGCTGAACACTTGTAACAATTGCTAATAATTCATCAAAATCAACTCCTGCATCTTGAGCAGAACTACCAACACGCTTAATAGCTTCTGCAAGGTCTGCACTACTAACAGCAAAAGCAGCGTCAACGTTAGCTAATTTATTAATAATAGTGGTAGAATCTAAAGCGGCATCACTAAAACTATTAATTGTTGCTGTTAAAGCTTCCACAGAAGCTACTGTATCTAAACCGCTTAAACGAGTTAAAATAAGAGCATCTTTTGTTCTTTTCAGTGTTGCTTCTAAACCTAAACCTTGACGAGAAAACTCTGTTGCAGCTCGAGCAACTGCGTCAAAACTTTGGCCAGTGCTTTTTGCTATATCAAATAGCCCAGAGCCGAAAGTGTTTAGACTTTTTGTGCTTACATTTAATATAACATTAATATCAGTTAATGATTTTTGCACATCTATAGTGCTTCTTATTAATGAAGAAAATGCCTTCTCTACCCCATATATTAATCCTGCACTAGCACCGAAAGCGATAACTCTAGCATTTGATGCATCTAGTGATTTTTGAAATTCATTAGAAGCACCAGTAATTCGACCTAAAGGTTGAGTAAAGGCTTTTTCATTCAATCCTTTGAATTTAAAATCACGCGCTAACGCGCTCTGAATATCTCTTTCGAGCTGTCTTGTGTCTGCGCCTACTGAAATTGTAGCTGAAGTCCTAGCCATACCTTATTCCTTTACTATAAGGAATTACACGAAATATTATTAATTATGATAGTATTAGACTTTAAACTCCATGCATCTTCATTAAATCTTCCATGCTAAGAACGCCACCCTTTTTTTGAGCTTCTTTATGTAAGCTGAGTCCATTTTCATCTTTTCCTATTTTTGCAAGATCTTCTTTGGTAGCTCCTATTATGGAAGTAGCGATTGCACCTTCTGTTTTCTTTGCATTACCTTCATTTTTACTTAAGACTTCTTCCGCATTTCTGCTGCTTTCTAACCATTCAATAAGCTTATCAGGATCTTCGTAATATTCTGCTGGGGGTTGATGCTTTGCTTGAGACAAGATATTCTTAAAGTATCTAGCATATCCAAATATTTCCATTTGATAGAAAGTTAAATATACAATAGGTTTGCCATATAAGCTATATGCGCTATCATCACAAATATTAAATAAGCTCAAATAATAAGATGACAAAGCTATTTTCTTAAGATTTTTATCATTATAGTTTTTATTAATGTTATTATAGATTTCAAGCACATCAGATAGATCCTTATTTTCTAACTGATCAAAGTCTTCTTCTGAAAAAAATCTTTCTTTTAAATATTGGTCTTTAAATAAAGAATTAAACATGTAATATTCATTAATTTTTTTATTACTATAATCTTCTACTGTAAAGCCTAGTAGCTCTTTTCTTTCTGATATTAGATTGATTAGTTTTATATTTTCTTCACTGATTTGTTTGGATAACTGAGCAATATCTTCATTTTTAAAAACTTTAGATTTTGTTTGCTTTAATTCATCAATATAAGATTTTATTTTTTTTATTTCCTCATTATTCTCTTTAGACCAGAGTTTTTCGCTAATAATATACTCTTCTTTTTGCTCTTCCGTGGGCAAGCCATTCTTTATGGCTTTTTGCATGAATTCTTGTTTTAAGTGATCTATATCACCAGAATCAATTGTAGTATTATGCTTAAAATATAACTTGTTATTTTTATAGTAGGAAACACTATAACCTTTTAAAATATCAACAAAAAGTATTCTTAGTTTATTTTTATCTAAGATCTCCAAGACTTATTCCTTAGATTTTTCTTCTTTTTTAGAAATATTCAAAAGTTTCTCAAACTCTTCTTGAGAGGCTGCTCTTCCAATATACCAAAAACTAATTAAATAAAGAAGCTTTTGTAGAGCTATTTTTTCTAGGTTACTTTCGCTCTCTTCAATTTCATCATATCTCTTTAGCTTATCTTCATAAGAACCTTCGTTGAATAAATCTTTGAATTTTTTACTTTCATCTTGAATAAGACTTAATTGTAGAACCCACCACATGATAGTTTTATTACGAGCCCTATTTTCTGCAGTTTGCTCGAATAAGTTTGCTTGGGCCATTTCATATTTTTGAAGTCTTTCTCTAGCGTCGTTCATTTTTTCTATATTATTTTGAATAGCTTTCTTCTCTTCTTCTGTTCTTATAGATTCTTCTTTTATTGATAATTTTTGAAATTCATTTTGAAGATTAAAGAAATCAAGATAAAGTTCATTATATTCTTTTTGCTCTTCATCGCTTAGAACTCCTCCGTCGTTATTAAATCTTTTAGCTAATAAGGCGCGAGTTAATAATCCAGCCTTAATACCCTCTGAAAGTCTAACTCCATAAAATAATTCGGCTTCATCAAATAAACTTCTTGTTGGTTTTCTAATAGCTAATTTAACAGGAACAGTAGTCTTTACTTTAGAAGTTGTTTTTACTTCTTCACCTTTTTCGTTAGTAGATATTTCTACTTTATCTATTTCCTTTTCATGATATATATCAAATTCAAACATTGTTTTCATATTTTTTCTCCATTAGTATTAATTAGGTCATCTAAATAGTTTTTAACTTTACCATAATAAACTACTCCACCAATTGTTTTAATAAATCTGTGTTTTTTATCTTCGTCCCAGCGTTGATAATTTTTAATAAAATTTAAATTTTTAAATGTTGTTAAAGTTGGTTTTGAAATTCCAAAGTTGTCCTTTAAGCTTTTTTGTATGCTTTGAACAGAAAGATTTCCTTCGATTATCTCGTCTATAGGGAAGTTATAGTTTAATTTTTTAAGTTTCATTTTAATGTTATATTTAACTTAGTAAAGCTTTCTTCTATTTCCCTGAAAGCGTCATTAGCGTTATCAAGTACTCTTTTACGTATTTTTTGATAAGTTTCATCATTTATATTATAGCCAGAATCACCTAAATCTTCAAGAATAAAAAAGAAATTCTTATATATATTTGTGATTTTTCTTTTTATCTGAAAAAGAGTTATATCTTTTAAAGCTTCATTTTCCATATTCTTTTACCTTTTAACCAACCTTTAACCTTACATGGTATTACACAAAAAATAACCCCCGCAGAACGCGAGGGTTATTTTGTGATATATATTTTACTGTCTATTAGATTTGACCGTTAATAAACAATCCGTTAGTTGTATCTTGAGGACCGCCAATTTGAGAACTAAATGTAAGAGTAACAGATTTATTACTTCCGATATCAGTACTGTATTCTTGGCTATCTAGTTTTGCGCCTTTGAGCAAGAATTTAGCCATAGTCACAGTAGAGTCAGTAGGACTCTTAATTGTAATAGATGGGGTATATGTTGCACTATCGTCTGCTACAAGAGTTGCTAAATTGCCTGCGTTCATTTCTGTTACTTGAGCTTCTACGCTAAGTGAAACAGTTAATGGGAAATCAATTTCTCTTGTAAATGCAAACTTGTTACCTAATCTTTGAATTGGAGTACGACCCAAATCTAAGCTTAAAGTATAGCTTTGAATATTCATGCTGTTAACATCTACTCCGCTAGCGAGCGAGTCACTTAGTGATAATGTTATATCTCCTGGACGTAGAGCGGAAATTGTATTTCCGATACCAACTCCAACATTTTGAGTAGCTTGAGATAATTGATAATAATTTTGTAGAGGGGATCCGTTTACAGGATTTACTGCTGGCACAAAATTACCGCTTATTCCTTTTTGAAAGTTCATATTTAAACCTTCAACATTTATGGTTGTTGTTGGGAAATTACCAACAGATCCCTCTGTCGAATAAGAGGTTATTGTTCCGTTGCCAATACCTATGACTCCATTATCACCAGAAGAGCTACTTGTTAAGCCTACTGCGTCTGTGCCTTCTGGAGTTGTGCGAATAAAGTAATTTCTTTCATCAGAAGTTTTATTTAAAAATCCAGATATAGCAGAAACTGTAGAATCACTACTGCCACTAGCTATTGTAAGGCCGAGTATATTTTCGTTTGATAAGTTTCCTAGTAAATAACTAAAATCAAGAGATACAGTTGGACTGTTTAAAATAACTCTATCAATAGCTGCTAATTGACCATATTGATTAACATCTGTGCGTTCTACATTAAAACTATAATTAGCGGTTTGAATTCTTTGTAGTTGTTTAACTAGACTTGTGGATTCATTCATCACATTGCTGTTGCCGCCTATTCCAGGGGTAAATGTTCCATAATGCAAACCTGTTGCGGGTGCAGGTCCAGCATAAAGAGCTTCTGATTGATAAATTATTCTATTTCTAGGCATATTAGTATTTCTCCGTTTCTATTTATTACACAGTTTTTTTCTATTTTTCTATTTTTTTATTGTCTTGGATATCTATTTTGACTTAAATCAAAGTCTATAAATGCAGTAAAAAGGTTAGGATTTAATCTATTATAGCTATTAGTTAATCTGCTATCTATTTTAGAAACATTTACATTATCTATATAAAGATAATCATAATCTGCTTGTTTATTAGCTGTGGATTCTAAGTAATTAAAGCAGTCTCCAGTGCAACTACCTAATGAATTAAATGGCATATCATACTCATATAATAATGGCACAAGCGTTTTGCTTGTGTCTCTGAATATGCTAGTTAATGCGTCTAATTTAAATACATTATCAGATAATACTATAGCTCTTACTCGAATATTTGTTTTATCTAATCCTCCAAATGCTAATGGCTCATTTTCACCACCTTGATATTTTAAGTAAACAACAGGGTAAGTTTCAGCGTTTGAAGCTAATCCTGTTGGATTTTGTGAAACTCTAGGATTTATTTCAAATTGAGTTTCAAATAAAAGATCCTCTTCTGTTTCACTAGTTAGATAAATATTAAAATCTTTGACTGCATAATTTCCGCTTATAGAAGATGGAGCCCCAGCAACTGGTTGACTAAAATACAGCTGTCCTTGAGAAGCATTTATTCCACTCAAATAATTTTGACCGACTTTAGTAAATGAACCATTTATATAGACTCCACTAATTATATTAGCGCCACTTATAGATTCGTCGATTACCATCTGTTTGAATGGTGCACCATATGTATAATAGCCGTAATATGTAGTATCTATAGGCCAAAAATTACTAGAATGATTTACGAAAGCTTCTCCTTTTGTTAATAACTTATTATCAAACCAGAAAATCATGCTACTCATTACTATGTTATTAAATTGAATTTTCATTTTAATTAAAACTTTCTATAAAATTTTTATACAAACTACTAAAATATTTTGTTGGTTTATAATTTGCTCTACGCACTCTATTCTTGGATTGGATCGCTTTACCAGACCTACTACTAGGAAATATTAAACCATAAAAATAATAACTAAAACCAGATATTCCTTTTTCTAATCCACTTAGCCAACTATTTCCCACTTCAAACGGCATTCTAGTAGTATTTTTTAATTCATCCATGGAAGGAGAGTATACCTCAAACCTAAAGATTCCATTTTTTGCATCTTTTTCTTTTATGCTAGTATTTTTTTGTATAACATCAATTAAATCTTCTACTGGTTTATCAGAATCATTGAACCCAATAAAACTAAACAAATTTCCTTCTCCGTCTAGTGTCCTAGAAATATTTTCTGCGCTTGGACCGTTAGATAGTTCTTCTGATATAGGGTGATTTTGTATTTTTTCAATATATTGTTTTTTCTTTTCAATCAATAAATCATTAGCAATAACTGCTGCTTGTTTTCTTAAGGACTCTGATTGAGCTTTTGAAATTTCGTTTTTAAGTATAGACTTGTTTATTCTAGCTGCCATTATTTTGTTTCCTCAAGATAATATTGATAGTAAGTATTGTTTAAATATTTTCTAACTCCACCACTAGTTATTTTATTAAAAGTTTTACCATCAAATTGAATATTTAAAGTTGCACCATTTTCTATATAATTTCTAGCAGGTTCTTTTACGACAATAGTTACAATTCCTTTGGCTATAGTTAATCTTACGTCAGTTATAATATCTTCACTTTGTTTTTTGTTATAAGATATTCTGCCTTTAAAAGTAGCATTTACAGGAATATAGGTATAAGTTGCAGGATTAGACTGATTATCGTATCCGAATAATGGTGCTGTGGCTGGAGATAATATTTGTCTTAATGGCTGTTTGTTAACTACAAAATCCCTAGAAAAATATTCAAAGAATTTATCAAATTCTGCCGAAAACTTTTCTGCCACCTTTGGATTTATAAAACTCATATTTATCCAGCGTTATATATTGTTCTTATATTATATAATGCATCCTTTTCAGAATCGTAGGTTCCTGGTATTGTATCGTCTCCAGCAACTTGTAAGGGACTAACTTCATTAAGTTCGTATTTATTAACAAAATCTTGTAATTCTTTATATTCTTGTTGTCTAATCTGGTAAAAACCTTTTAAAATCTCATTTGTGTTTAATTTTTGCACGCTACCAAAATCATCTTTTATAGAGGTATAATCGCTAAGAGCAAGGCTTCCTGCGCTTTTTATCTTAATATCAAAAAAATAAATAGAATACATTTTTTTGAATATATATTTTTCGATATCAGATAAATTAGGGGTTATCTCTAGAGTAGAACTGTTTATTTCGTAAGAAATATTAAGCATGTTACCCAGTCCACCAATGTTTCTTCTAACCCATGCTGCTATTGCTGCTATACTAAAATCTTCTGGTTCGCCCATTTCTTCATATATCTCTTGGGCAATAGATGTAACAGTATTTATAATCATACTTTAAATTACACTTTAAATTATTATAAATTTAAATCAAAGTTGATAAGATTTCTTCTGCATCAAAGGCTTCTGGTATGTTATATTCGCACTGATGAGCTAAGCCAGAGAACTCCTTTTCCATAACTATACCATCTATATTATGAATAAATATCTTACTTTGGTCTTTTGCAAGTATATTCTTATGTATATTATAACCTAAAATATCTGGCGATGTGCCTATCCAGCAAACAGTTGATGGAAGCATAAGGCTAGCCGCCGCATGTTGAGCAAAAGAGTCTATGAATAATCTCTTTTGACTTAAACTAATCAAACAAAATAGGTCACGAAGATTCGCATTTACTTTTTCTGTATTTTCAAATGATATCTGATCATTTCTAGCAAGATGATATATATGATATTTATCTTTTAATTTATCTACTAGATTTTTGACTAAAAATTCTGGTAAATCTCTAGCCCAATTATAATGATTTCCTTCGTTTCCTCCGCCATTAGTTTGAAGAAGTAATAATGGTTTATTTTGATTATATTTTTTTGCTAAATCAATAACTTCTGCATAATTTAAAAATAATTTAGGATTTTCTCCAGTATATTTTAATCCAAACATATTGCACCATGCTTCAATTAAATGTTTTTTTCCTACAACATATTCATTACTTTGGTATACTTCATTTCCTAAAAATATAACATCTTTATTTTTAATAAAATCTTCATAAAAATATTGAGCCGAGTTAGATCTATATACTCTATAAACATTTGGATTATTAAGAAATACTTCTGGATACGGACAGATTACGATTAATTTTCTATCTGGAAAATTTTTATTAATATTTTCAACCACAGCAGTTGCGGCTATATGCTTGCCTATTCCACCTTGAAGAAAAAATATTACTGTTTTCATTTTAAATTTCTCCAAAATTGTAGGTTTTTATAAGAATTTGCTATTTCTTCGCCTAGTATTTCATTTGCTTTTAAAGGAACAGGTTGAACTATGGGTCTAATTGTATGTAGATCTTTTATTCTATGGATATTATCATCATCTTCTTTTGTGTATTGAGGCACATTATTAAAATCATGATCATAGTATTTTAATCCAAGATAATTATAAATATTTTGTATTGTTTGTTTTGGGTTCTGAGTCAGATCATCAAATTCCATAAAATATAATCTATCTTTATAGCCTCTATCTACTGCATCTTTTAATCTGTTAAAAGCATCGCCTAATGGTTGACCAGCTTCTGACCAAAGTTCTGCGCGGCCTTTTATTGTAAGAGATTTATTGTAATTATTTTGTTCTATATTCCATTGGCTTTGGCCTGTTGTTTTTCTCCAAATACCTTCAAAAGAAGCAAGAATTTCATTGATATTTCTTACTGTGCAAATTATTTTAACGGGTCTATCTAAAACAAATTCAAGAGTTTCTATAAAAGACAACCAACCTCGACCTTTGTCAAATATTACATTTTTATCTGTGAGATGATAAGAATTTAATACATTCTTAAGAACATTTTTTAATTGATTTCGATTTACGCCTTCTGCTTGATGTTCTGTTGTGCGATCCCATTGATTTCTAATTGAAAATAATATTTCAATACAACCGCTTGTAGCTTTATTGACAAAAAAATCTGGATTCTGAGCTAATATGTTACAAAGCAAAGTCGAACCTGATCTTGGAAGACCAGATATAAAGAATATTTGTTTATCTTGCATTACAATATAATTATAATGCAAGAAATAAATTTATCTAGTAAAGATTAATATAATTTATTTTTAAATTAATTAAATTTACCAGGCAAAGCCACTAAATCTTTTCCAAGTATTATCTTGTACGCATACATATAAATAATTTGAATCCCAACTTATATCACCTCTTAATCCCGTAGATGCTGAAGATGCTATAGTCCTTGAGTGATTAATATTAATTTTATTAGATAATATTAATGGAGGATTATTTATTAATAAATTATTATATCCAGAGTAATTCAAATGAGAAAGATAAACCTTACTACTAGATACTGTTACTGTTGCAGGAGGAAATCCGCAACTAACTGCATATAGATTAGCAAGCTGTGTTTGACTATTACCAGGAATGTAATATCTAAATGAAGTAATTGAAGTTACTTCATTTACAGCATATGTTCCATTTAATAAGCTATCATTGCAACCCGCAGTTTTTAATCCTGCCACTATAACCGTGTCTCCAGCTCTATAACCATGTGGAGAAAATGTTGTTATATTGATTGGATTTGTCCCTCCTGCTGATTTTTGAATAGCGGCAATTTGTAATGGAATAGAATTAACATTAGTGGCGGTCGTAGAATCTAGCTGGAAATCACCGTTAATTAAATTTATCCCAGAACTATTTATTCTTGTTCCAGCGCTCGAAGAATTATTAATAACAATAGTGGAATTTGACATAGAAATATCTAAGCCTGATATTAATAATTTATCAATATTATTTAGATCAAGAGAATTAGTAGAAATACCATTTCCAGAAACGATAATACCAGTAGCAAAAGTTTTGATTCCAGAAATAGTTTGATTGCCAAATGTTAATACTGAAACTCCACTTAAATTATTGATTTTAGTATTTAAAGTTGAACCAGTTGAAGCGAGGTTAGCTGAAGTAGCATATAAAGTTGAAGATCCAGTTAATACTTGGTTGCCGCTAAGTAAAATATTTCCAGTTACATTTAAATTACCAACTATATTTGTATTATCAAAAATATTTAAAGCACCAGAACCATTAATGTTTATGTTATTACCTGTAATTACTACATCTCTTAAAATTCCACTTTGAGATTGTTGAGAACCAATTATAAATTGATTATTTCTCCATCCAATTAATCCAAATTCGCCGCTGTTAATTCCTGTGCTATTGAATATTCTTAAACTTTGAGGACTTGTTTCACTATAAATATCTATCCCAGAAGTAAATGTTTTTAAACCGTTGATGGTTTGATTGCCAAATGTTAATACAGAAACTCCACTCAGATTATTTATTTTATTATCAAGAGTTGAACCAGTAGAAGCCAGATTAACTGAAGTTGCATACAAAGTTGAAGATCCAGTTAGTACTGCGTTTCCATTAACAAAAAGCCCACTAGTAAAATTACCACTTCCATAAACTGTAAAATTATTACCAGAAATAACTAAAAAGTCACCTTGCGCCGAGTCACCAAATGTTGTATCTTGTATGAAAGTTTTAGTTCCAGAGATAGTTTGATCGCCAGTATTATATACAAGATTTGGAGCAATTACTTCGTGAGAAAATATTCCCGTGCGACTTACAAGAGTTTTCGCTTTAAATATATTTGCCACTTTTTATTCCTTTTATTAGCTTTCGCTAAATTGCTGCTTTTAGGGCAGACTAAAGAGTAAAAGAATTATTAATTCTGTTATTCTAGCAAATATTACACTAGATTATTTATTGTGTGGAAGCGAAAGTATGGATTTTTGCGCCAGCTTCTAAAATATTATCAGAAAGTAATCCTGTATATCCACCAGACGTAATAGATCTAATAGATAAATTATACATAACATCTGAATTTTGGTCTACTTCTAATGTAGCTTGTACTTTTGGTATTGTGTTGTATGGAAATGGTACTGGATAAATAACTGCATATGCATCTGATCCAGCATCTAATGTTTTTGTAAATACTTGATTACTAGATTTTGCAACAAATTGTGCATTTGCCCAACCACTATAAGCTGTATTATACTCAGAAAGAGCTTTACCAGTTCCAAATAAATTATTTTTAGTAGCAAAAGTATCAATGTAATATGAGCCACTTTGATCTAAACGAGCAGAAAGACTATCTGTAATAGCTTTAAAATATCCACTATTGCCTACTACTTTAATTTCCCCAAGACCAACATCTACTTCTATAGTAACTCCATCTCCACCAGTTATATAAAGATCGCCTTGTAAATTATTTAATTTACTAACATCTGCATTGGCTGTGTTAATTAAGCCTTGCAAATAGCCACTAATTCCAGTAAGTTCACTGTAATAAGCTAATCCACTCCCTTGAAATCCTAAACGTAACGAAGAGCTATTATCGTAGGCACTTCCTTGAATAGGAGTAACATTGTATCCGCTGAGTCTAATATGTTTAAATGCGCTTATCATAAATTTTTAATTCCTTTTATATTATTACACATTTTTTTTATTTTTTAACTTGAATATTTAAAAAATATCCATTATTTAATAGAGTATCACTAAAATTAATATTAAAACCATTAACATCTATATTTCCTATAGTAAAATAATAGGCCATATCATCAACTATATTTTGAAACGCACAAGTCACAGCTTTAGGATTAGAAGCAAGCTGTTGCGGGAAATTAATAGTATAACTATCAGATCCTGGCGCAAGACTAGCTTTATATCCAATTATGTTCTCTGCTTCAAAGTATCCACTAAGCGGCGCAGCATTTATCGTTATTGATTTAAGGTTTTGAGAATTATCTGTTAATACATTTATACCTGTTTGACCAATAAATTTTAATGATTCTATACCAGTTGGGATTAAATCTGACTGACCATCCACTTTAATGGTTTTAAATTGATTTAGTGGGCCTTCTGGACCTTGTGGACCTTGTGGACCTTCTGCGCCTTGTGCGCCTGGAATAAAAACATTTGCATCTCCTTGCAGACTTGGTGAAAATACATCTGCTGCAATTTGAGATGGTAGAATAACATCTACATTTATTTCTGACATAAAATTAAAAAGCTGTTACTTCTGGACTTACAATAAACTTTCCTCTGATTAATTTAATGCTATTTCCAGCAGGAATGTTATAAGGAAATCTTTCAATATCATATACAAATGTGCCAACTGGTAAATAGGTTGTTAAGCTTGAGTCTACGCTTATATTTACTATGCCAGAAGCGAGGTTTGATCCGTTTATCCCAGAATTAATAACTGGATTCAAATTTAAAATAACTTGATCGTATCCAGTATAACCATAGGAATATTTTACAACACCTCGAACATCATAACCGCTTAAATTTATTGGGTTGCTATTTGAATCTTTTATTCTTAAACTTAATTGTAAATGATCGCCTTGAATTGTATTTATGTTATATGAAGTAGCCATACAACAAATTACACGAACAATTAAAAATTAATTAATAAAAGAATGGAATATAAATCGTACCAAATGATGAAGTGCTAACAGACATATATCCTGATGTAGCTATTCTGAGGTTAACTCCAAAGTTATTACTTGTTCCTGTATATAATCTACTACCATCTCTAAATCCAGTAGCATACCATCCACTTTGAGGGGTTCTATTAAATGGAGTAATATCATTTTTATAGTAAACTCCAGAAGTCGAGTTATCAACAACTAACCATGCTGGAGAGAATTTAGGACTAGTATGATTACCATATATAATATTAAATCCACTAACACCTGTATAAGAGGTTGGGCCGAATATATTAAATTTATTTAAAAACAAACTAGAAACTCCACTAGCTTCCCCAGCAGCAGATGTTAAAGTATTAGATGCTCCAGTTTTATAATTAAAACTTGGTAAAAATACCTTATTAGACAATTTATCGTAATATGAATCTTGAAATGTATTTGTTGAGAATGTTGGCCCATTTTGTTTTAATGAATCTGCCATAGTATCAAATTCGCTTTGAATTATAATATTTTCACCATTAATTTTTGGTCTAGTTACAGAATCAAGTCTTATTTCAGATGGATTAATTTCTATTTTAGAATCAGCGGCTGCTAAAGAAATTGTTGCTGTTTTATTTGCTCCTGTTGGCGTATAATTAATTCCAATAAATATAGAATTATAATCTCCAGACCTTACTTCGTTATTATTTCCAATAACATAATTTTGAGAACCAGAAATAGAATTACTTTGTCCAAATACATATGAATTAAATGCTTTGCTTGCTATATTTTCATTACCAATTATGTAACTATTATAACTATCTAGCCCAATATTAGATTCACCAAATGTAAATAAATTTTCGTTATTCTTGCCATAATTCGATCTGCCAAATATATACAAATTTTTTCCAGCTAACCCCGTAGTAGGCAATAGATTAGCTCCTGTATTTAAGTATCCTTGACCGTTAGATTCGCCAACTATGATACCATTTAACAATCCACTTACATCATTACCTTTACCAATAACAGTTATAGCAAAGGAATTATTTAAATTGTTTACTTCACCAATACTAGTAGAATCTGTTAATCCTTTGATTTCAGAAAAGTTTCCAAAAAAGTTTAGATTAGTAGAATTACTAATTAAATTATCATCTCCAATAATATGAGATTCTTTATTTAGAGTAGATTCATTATCCCTACCCAAAATATAGTTCCTATCATCTCCTGTAGATAAGTTATTTTCGCCTATTAGATATACTTTGGAAGAGTCAAAAATCTCGCTATCGACACCTAAAAGGGTATTTTTATATGTATAATCTAGGGTATTATATGTGCCAATAACTATATCATGAAATGCTTCATTAATAGAAAGATTTTTGCCAATTGCATTTATTTGACTTGATTTTTCTAAAAATATATTTTCTCCAAGTACCACAGCATCTGTAACTGATTTAATTGAATTTGCTTCTCCAAAAACTTTTACTCCAGTAGTATTCACGCTCTTATTTCCCCAACCAATATTATATGTATCTTGAGACTTTGGGTTGTTTAAACCGCTTATTAAATTACTAAAACCTAAATTTAAATTATTATATGTGCCATTTGTAGTTTGATTACTATCGCCAATAGATATTGATAATTGAGCTGAGTCAATTTTATTATTAAACCCAAATATGTTTGAAGAATCAGATTTATTTAAAGTATTTAATCCTCCCAATATATAACTTTTAGTTTGTAGTCCACTGCTTGCATTATTATCAATCCCAAGCATATTAGCTCTTGACCCGCTAAAGTTTCGATTGTTAAGACCTAAATTTATTTGGTTTTGTAAAAAAGATCCTGCTGAACGAATATCACCTTTAAACTCATGTCCACTAAATGTATTTAGATTTTCAATCTTATAGGAAAATGGTTCTGAAAAGAACCCGTATCCAGTGAAATTTATATTGCCATTTGCGCCCGTACCATAACCAGTTACTTGTAAACCTGTAACAGTACCTGTCTCTACATAACTATACCCAGTAGTTTGTGTAAATTTTGGAAGATCTCTAAAATAACTATTTTCAGAGAGACTTTTAGCAAGAGCAGTTAAATTTGTCTCTAAGTATCCATTTCCAGATTTATTAACACGTTGAAGATAAAAAGCATCAGGAATCATTACTAGATATTACACGACAAATTATTTTAATATAAAAATTATTTTCCTTCAGATAAAATATTTTTTGCTTCTTTATTTAGCTCTGTATTATCTTCTTTGTTTTTTGGAACTTTATAAAGAGAAGTAAATTTTCTAAATTCAGCTATTAATCTTTTTGTTATTGTTTCGCGATTATCTACTGGAATTAAGCCTATTTTTCTTGCATGAGTTTGTAAGTCGCTTTTATTAAGGTCATTTAAATATTCCATATACTTTGACTCGTCTAACGTCTTATACTTGGTTGAACCATCTTCTCCCCAGATTTGTTCTAGGCTTTTATATTGAATATCCTCTAATTTTCCGTGGGTCTGAGAAAGGTCTTCTAATTTTTTTCTTTGTTTTGGCATATTATCTCCTTAATATATTATAAATCTAGCACATGTAATATCTAATATTTTTAAACAAAAAAAGACCCAGCAGGGATTATCCTGCTGGGCCTTTAAATTTAATCTAATTTAACTTAGATTTTGATACCAACGATTGCGCGAGCATCGATACAAACGCGACCTTCTTCGAGAGAACCGTAGAAACCAGTTTTCTCAGAACGGCCAGCGAATTGATCATCTGGAAGAACACTAAATGTTGAACCAGAATCAGCATTGCGAGCGATTGGACGAATAAACGCTTCTTTGCTTAGATCAAGACCGATTGCCAATTCATCAGCACCAGCATTGAAGGTATAAGAGCCTTTGAATGCACTAAAGAGTGCATTGTATTTAGCATTTACGCCTAGTTCTACTAGCTCATGAATTGTTACTCCATAGAGTGATTCTGTGCCAGCACCACGATAGATCTCTTCACGAACACCAGCTGGAAGATCTGTTTTTGTACTTCCACCAATTGGGTTATAAGCAAAAGCACGAATTTCTGCTTTAACTTCTGGGCTAACAAATAGATCTGTTAATCCATAACTATCAGATGTGGTTCCACCAGCATAAGAAGTATTAATTCTTTTTACTAGTGTCATTAGAGTGTTAAGATCGCCTAGATTAAATGTTCCTGGTGTTGAAGCAGAAACAATGTGGTTAGGGGTTGCTGAACCAACACTTTTTGCTTCGGCAAGAGCTTTAAGAACTACTGCCCAAGCGTTGCGCTCTTGTTTAACAAGAACTTCGTTGCTCATTCTCTCAACAGCTTTGCTTACTACATCAATACGACCGCGACGAGCATAGCGCTTTAAAAAGCTAACTGCTGCGTCCAAGCGGTAAGTAGAGACTTTTAGTTCGCTAAAACCTTCTACTGCAGAAGAAGGAAGACCACCTGCTACATTTTGACTCCAAACTGTAACATAATCTTGTCCACCTTGATCGTGCCATAGGTCCAAAGGAAGACTAGGATTATCGTCTTCATCATATGGTGCATCGCTATAAATAGCGCTTGCTGTTCCAGCTTGCATTAGCACTTTGCTAACAACTGGACCAATAAATGCTGCAAAAGCTTCAGTTGCTTCGCGAGCTACGGTAAGATCTCTGCTGCCCATAGCTTTTACGAGCTCAACTTGCTCTGGTGTATTTTTTAGTTTAATTTTCATTTTATATTTTTTTCCTTAAATTAGAAGTTAAGCTTAACTAAAGCGATACCATTTACTGGTTTGCTTAGTAAAGTTCCAACTTTATTAGCAGGTGTAGCACCATTTCTAGTGCTGTCTACTGTGCTAAGTTCTCCAGCGTTCAAGTTGCTGATGAAAACTCCATCGCCAACATTAGCGCTAGCAGAAATTTCAGTTCCGCTATAGACTACAACGCCTTTAGTGAGAACTGGAACTCCTTGACCACTAATTACAACGCCTTTTTCAGCGGCTTTGCGTGGATTGAAAACTAGTTTTTCACCGTTTTCATCAAGTTCTTGAGTGCTCATTAGAGTAATACCAAGAGGGGCAGAACCAGAATTGGCTGCTTGAACTTTAGCTGTTAAAACATAACGGTTAGAAACAACATTTGATAATCCAGGGATGGAAAGTGTTCCGCCTAGATCAACTGGTATTGTTCCAAGAAAACCGGTTCCACCACCAAGAGTAGAATCTGCTACTGGTTGAAAACCGTTTCCTGCTACTTTAACTACTGTGCCTGCGGTTGCAATAACGCCATTAGCGTCTTGTGCACCATCAAAAGCAAATAGATTGATTACATCGTGTTCGCTGTAATCTCTGTATGGTCTGAGTGTATGTGCCATATATTTATTTCTCCTTATTTAATATCAAATCCTTCGAAACCAAAAGCTTTGCTGTATTTTTCGCGTAGCGAAACTTCAGCAGTTGCTGTTGAATTTGGAATAGAATTTTTCTCAACGTTAGAATTGTCGAGAACTTCATCTACAACTTCGGTTGCAGATTGTTCTGAAGATGCTGAAGCTACTACTTCCTCTTTAATTTCAGAAGCCTTAGCTTTTTTCATTTCTTCTTCTTTTGCTTTTTTAGCAGCTTTATTTTTTTCTTTCATAAGAACTGCCATCTTGTTTTTATAAGCAGCAAAAGTTTCATCATTTAAATCTTTAATATCTGTTGCAAGAACTTGACGATCTTCATCGTTTAGATCGTATTCTTCATCAAAAGAAGCCATTCTTAAATTAAAAGCCTCTTCTTTTGCTTTAGCAACTTTTTCTTCTTCAAGTTTAGCAAGAGAAGCTTTGACTTTTTCTAGTTCTTCTTTTACTTTTTCGCTTTCTGTAGAAAGTGCTTCGTATTTTTCTTGAGCGGCTTTAATAGCGTTATCTTTTTCATTCTTTTCTGCTACGAAAGTTTCTGAGGCTTTCTTTAGCTCTTCTTGAATAAAATCAGTTAAACTAGAAGCAGTTACCTGCTTCAAAAGTTCGTCTGTTATTTGGTTAATATTTTCTATTTTCATAATTATTCTGTTTATAACTCCTTCTTGGTTTACAGTGTTTTCTTCCTTTTGTGAAATATTATTTTCAGCATCAATATTAGATGAATCTATAGATTCTTCTTCTTCTTGCTTAATTTCTATATTTTGGTTATCTTTTGTAGCTACGCCTTGTACGTCTGCAGCAGGATTTGCTGTTAAACCTATTCCTAGCGGAATAACGTTTCCTAATACTTGGCGATAAATAGACTTATCTTTGTCTATTTTACCACTACCACCAAAAGCTTTTAAATTTTTCTTTAATTTATCTTTTTCTTTTTCATCTGATATAATTTTAGCATCTTCTATATTTTTATTGTTATTCTCCAAAATAACTAAATCATATTCATTAAATCCTAGTTCCCAGCTAGCACTAACATTCATGTAGTTTTCGCTAGAAGGATCGTTGCTTTCCTCTATGAGATTAGATAATTGAGGATTTATAATTTTCCAAATTACTCCACCAAGAGTAATATAAAATGGCTCTTTCATGTCTTTTGCTTCTTCTTCAGAAAGAGATTCATTTGTGCCAAATTTACTAAAATTAGCAGTCAATATACAACCAACGACTTTTGTTCTATCGTGCTCTACATTAATTGGTTTGTTAACAAAATTTTTAAGCATTTCGGTTGCTGTTAAAGAATCTACCACGTCTCCATTTTTGTTGACTCTATTAACAACGCAAGCATCAAAAGCAATTGGCAATAAATCTATATTTTTATCTGTATCAATATCTGGTAAAAATTTCTTTAAGCTATTAATAGAAGCTAATGATAAGTACTTATCTTTATCTTCGCTAACTATAGGCTTGATTTGAAGATTTGCGAAAGTTGTTATATATTTTAAATTCATAATATTAAATAATAATATCTAAACCATATATTGATATTCCATCTTCTTCATCATCAAGATAAAGCTCATCTGGAGATTCAAAATCAAAATCATTTAAGTTGTAATTTTTAATGTCCGCTTCTGATTCAATAAAATCTTCTTCGCTTGACTCAAGATTTACTTCTATTATATAATCGGTCTTTGATGCTTTTGCTATGTCGCTATCAGCTTTGCGATAAGAATCTTTTACTTTACCTCCACTTACCATTCTGAGAAAAGTATTTACTCTTGCCATTGCCCAAGAAACTCGTGATTGTCCTGGTCTATGAGAGGAAGAAAATGCACCTGCGCCCCTTCTGAAAACTTTTTTTAATTGCCCAAGTGTGACTTTTTTCTTATTTTTACTATTATGTTCTTTGACTTTATTTTTGAGAGCTTCTATAACTTTTTTAGAAAATTCAATAGCCTTATCGCTTTTAGTTCCTGCGCTGCCTGGCTTGTTTTTGGCTGAACCCTTTCGTCTTTCGTTTGGTTTTGCTGGGGTTTGAGCAGATGATTTTGGTCCAGGTCTTGCAGCTTTGATAAATTCAAAGCCATATTGTTCTGAATTAATACTCATATATTTATATATATTACACGCTAATTTAATTAATTTAAATTATTTATTATACAATTCTCTACTGGCGTCATCTGCAGAACCCATAGTTGGAGTTTCTGGATATTTAGTTGGTAATTCTCTACTATCAAAATTGGGTTCTGAACAACCTATTAATAATAATGGTAATATTAATATTAGTTTCCTCATAACAACTATTACACTTTTAAAGATTCTTCAATTAATTTAGCTTCAGCATCTCTTCTTCTGCTCATTCCTTTTTCGATACTTCCACCAATCCATATTCTTTTCATATTTCTTATTTGGTTTGCAATAAATGTAAGAGCTTTTTGATCATAAACTGATACTAATTTCATGCCATCTCTTATTAATTTCATTTCGCGGCGACGATCACCTTCTAAGGCTGCTCCTCTATTAAAAACTAAACTAACTAATCCACCTTTTGCATCTTCTGGAAGATTATCAAAATTAGGAAAAGTTTGTTTAGTTAAATTATAAAATTTAGTTACTGTTTTATTGTTAAATACTTTTAATGCAAGATCCCAAGGAATATTAATATTTTTTAATCCTATAATAAGATTCTTTGCATTATACCCTTTAATACCAACTACTTTATATAATCTATCGAATATTTCTTTTGGTAAATCTTTCCAGTCTTCACTAAATTCAGCTTTATTAACGTAACCCAAATCGTAACCTATGCCAATTGTAACTCCGCTTTGCTCTCCTGGCCAAGTTGGATTTTTTAAAAATTTATTATAATAGTTTTCACCACCGCCAACTTCAAATTCGAGAATAAGATCTAAGGATTTTTTGCTTAACATAATTTATTTATTATAAAAATATTCTTTTATTTTCTTTAAAACTAAATTTGGTTCATAAACTGATTCGAAGCCTTCGAATTTAGCAAAGAAATTTATTTCTAATACATATATTTTTTTAGTATCATTATCCACAATAAAATCTATAGCGCAGTAATCTAAGTCTAATAAATTGCATATTTTTTCTGCAATTTGTTCTATTTCTACAAAATCAACTTTATGAAAAAGTGCTCCTGAATAAAAATTAACAATTTCATTGTTTTGATTTTCCTTAAAAACTACACCTAATGATTTTTTGTTTACCAACATTACTCTATAATCTTTTTTATTTGATATAAATTTTTCTAAAAAAGTATTATGTTTGTTCATGATATTTTTAAATTTTGATTCGTTTTTATCCTTTGGAAGGCATATTCCTTTACCAAATGAACCTGCTGTCATTTTAAAAATAAAATTATCTTTATTTTCTATTAAAAAGTCATTTGAAATACCTAAAAATGGAATATTATTTTTTTTAAAGAAAAGGTGTTGATTGACTTTGTCGTTAATTAAAGTATAATTTTTTGAGTTTAAAAAATTTCTATTAAGTAAATTAATATTATTATTGTTAATTTTTTCTAAAAAAAGATTAAAATTATACGGTTTTGAATAAACGACTATATTTTTAAAATTTTCAATGTCTATATATTCATTATTTAAACAAATACCTAATTTGAATTTATCATCATTTATAGAGTAGTTGTATTCATCCTGGTCAGCAATGACAAAATCATTATCTTGAGTCAATTGCTCTAATATATAATTATTAGTATAAACTAATGGATTAATTATAAATAATATTTTATCTTTACTCAAAATTAATCCTCAGAACCTTCGGTTGGATCAATTCCCTCTTTTTCTATCCAATCGTCTAAGATCTTTTGAACAGCCTGTGGAGTCATTTGTTTTAATATATTAGGTACCTCATCATGATTTTCTGATAAAGCATGCTCTTCAATTATACAGTCCTCTATGAGATCTTTTTCTTCTTGCGTTAATTTATCAAAATAATCTAAACCGTTCATTTATCTATTTTTTTCTATTATATTACACGTTATTATAATAGTTTTCACCGCCACAAACTTCAAATTCTAATATAAGGTCAAGAGATTTTTTGGTTAACATAATTTTTAATTAGAAGTAAAGTATTCAATATCTGCTAAAGCTTTTTCGCTTTTATTTAATATTTTTAAATTTAAAACTACTTTTGGGTCTTGATATTTAAAAATTATTGATCCTATTTCTTTTTCTATAACTAGATCATCTAAAAATCCTGCGCCTTGATATAATTTATTAGGATGTTTTTTCATAGCTTCTGAATAAGTTGTCCAAACGTCTATTTTAATATCATTTAAGAGCCAATGAGATCTTCTTAATCTATCTGTCCAAGGGGTTCGATCTTGAGGTATATTGTTTTGATTAAAAGATTCTATATAAGATTCATTATCCTCGCGCTGTATTAATAGATCAATATCTTTAGGGATTCTATTCATCTTTTGATAATGTAAAATTAAAGCTGTGCTACCAACAATAGCATATTTTACCTTAGAAGAATCTAATATAGAAGAAATTTGAACTATAGTATTAAAATAATTTTCTATATTTGTTATGTCTTCTGTTGAGATATTTTCTATTTTAAAATTTTGAATAAATGAATTAGAGTTCATTATAATAATTTATCATAATATTTTCTTTGTAAATATCTATTTATCAAACCGTCCTCTTCAGTACTTAAAGATTTATCATAGACAAGAACTTCACTTAAGTATAAGTCGCTAGGTATTACCCCCGCAGCGGGGGGATATGGTAGTCCTCCGCCAAAATTATTATGACCAAGAAATAAATTACCCACGCTCTGCTGGAAAGATGCTGTTACACTCTTAAAAGCGGCGCTCCCAGGAAATTCATTATAATAACTGCAAGTCACATCTCTAATTGGTGATGCTGAATTAGTTTGATAATTACTTGATATTTTTAATATACTTGGGCGATAGCCTGCAAACATACTTTTAGATACTGAGAAGATTGCAAAGGGTGAACCAAAAATATATAATGTAAAATTATGAAGCCCGGCGACAGGAGTAGTAGAAGTAGATTGTAAATATAAAATTTGACTGGGACCATTAGTTATTCCAAGTATATTACGCGTGGCATTACCTAAATATTGATCTACAAGAACTATATAAATTGTAAAAGGAAGAAAAGCATTAATAGTATTAGTTGTTTGAAATGGAGTTTTTAAGAGTTTAGCTTCTAAGCCTTTTATTGTTGAAGATATTATTCCTTGGTTAGAGGGATCTTTTCTTGTGGTAAGATGATTATTTTTTCCACTAACATCAGACCATACATATCCCGAGTATGCTCCTTCCGTTTCGGAGAGGTAGTCGTAATCATTAATTTCAAAATTATTTAAGTCGTTATATGTGGTCCATGGACCAAACAAGCTTTGAGCGTATCCATAATCATTATCATTTACATCATATAAAATCCACAAACCGTTGTACACACTATAAGATATATAAAAACCAAACTCATCTCCTAAATATGATGAATTATTGTCAAGATAAAAAGTTGTATCTATATCTCCACCATCGTAATTCGCTATGAAATTCAACCGAAACAGTATATAATATTCTGCATCTGATGTCAAACTACCTTGTTTTGTCCATAATTGAATATTAGAAATATTTTTAGGATTATCAAATTCAAATAAGCTTAATTTTCCACCACCACCAAGGTTTTGTTTATTAATAGAAATCTTGTTATCTTTACTTAAATTAGAATTAGCTTGTAAACGACCCATTTTATTTAATTATTTATTTTATCTATGGTCTTGTCTAGTATATTATCTTGAGCTACTTTTTCTTTTAGCCAAGAGTTAAGAACTCCAAAATAAACAAGATGCTCACTATCAATTAAAAACAATTCATTGCCAAAAGTATCCTTATAAGGTTTAATTCCAGAATCTTCAACTAGATCAATTGCTTTTTCTTTTTTAAATTTGATTCTATACATTTTAATTAAATTATTATATCGTTCACGCGCCTGACGAGTAATAAGAGCATCATCACCAACAAAAGAAATCAATCCACCATTATCTTTATCATATTGTTTTGGTGTTGTGGCGTCATAAGAAGATTTATCATCTTGTATTTTATTGGGAGTCACAGTAGCACAACCAATAAAAAGAAAATTAAGAGCTAATATGCTTACGAGCTTCTTCAAGATATTTTTCCTTTACTGCTTTCTCAATTTCACTTTGATGGTCAACTTCTTTTTGAGCTTGTTGACGATCTTTCATTTCTTTTGTATTCTTGGCGCCGAATACGTTGTTAATTGCTGCGAATATTCCAGATACTGCTGAAAGTATAGCTGTTAATATTCCAGTTGGCATGATTACTCTACGTAACTTGCTGTTGCATCTTTGCATCCAGATGCAATAGCGTTAAGTACCTTGATGGCGAGTGCGGTATTACCATCTAGTCTTGCAAATTGTTGAGCATAAAGATCTTTGATTACAGTAACATAATTTGCCCAATGAGTTTTTTCTGCTGGAAGATAATCATTAAGAGCTTTTTGAAGTTGCTCTGGAGTTGGAGTATTTCCAGCTGTTAATCCTTCTACAATAGCAGCAACATGATTAATCATTTTAGCTTTTTCAATTCTATCATTACCAGAAACTGCTTGATCAAGAACTACTGTGCAAGCTAATACTACTGCTGGCTTAACATAAGGAAGAGTATTTTCAACACTTGTTGCAACATCAACTTTTCCAGTATTGGTTGTAGCGCAAGCTCCAAGAAATACGCTCAAGAGAGCAACTGCAATTAGATTTAATTTATTCATATGTTTTCTCCAGTTCTTTTTTCTGCTTCATTTGTTTGAGCTACTGTTCCACCAGTAACTGCTGCATCTTTTACTGTTAATGCAAAAATAATACCAGATACAACTGCAACTAATTTTGAAATTCCTGTGATATAAACTTCTGCTTTGTCTGGAAGAAATGCAACCAATGAGGGATCAGAATGAATTGCTATTGCCGTACAAACTGCTACAACTGTTATAACGCCAGATGAGCTAGATCTCCAATTTGGACCAAATATTTTAGATAGCATAGTTTTCATAAGATATTACACATTATTATAAAAGAAAAAATATGTAATATCTAATATTAATTATTGCTAATATTAGACTCTAGATTCCATACCTTACTTTTTAAGTTATTAACTTCTAAAGATAATTCTTTGACTGCTGATGTTAATATAGTTATTAAACTAGTTTCTGCAATTTGAAGAAATTTTTCTTCTTCAGCTAAAAGTTCTCCACTAAAACCGTATACAGGAGGCCGCGTACAATGTTGAATTACATTTTCAGACCAAGGTTTACCTGAAATTAGCTGCTGTACTTCTTGCGCTATAAATCCAACTTGTACTCCTTTATCAAAATTATAAGCCTCTCTTAAAATCTCGATTTTATTTTTAGTTGGATTATATGCGGTTACTATTCCTTGGTTTTCTTTCCAAGTAAAGGTTTTCGGGCTCAAATTATTTATTATATTTAAACCCCCGCTTAATGGATGAATATTTTCTTTGTATTTAATATCCGAGGTGGTAACTAAAGCGGTCAGTGATGAAATTCGACCATTTACCTGAAGCATAAGGTTCGCGGGACTACTTAATGGTGCTGTTTGTCCAATTAAGACTGATCCTGTATTCCAAATTCTCATCCTTCTATTTTCAGTGGAATCACCATTAGCCGTCCAAAAATCAATAATATTTGCTCCTGGGGAACTAGAATAAGCTGAACCTCCTACCTCTGCTATTCGTAATGTACCGTTGTCATATCCGCCAAAAGCTGTAAATGGCTGATTAGCATTATTGAACCTAGCGCAACCAATTGTCATTACTTTCGTTGTGTTATCACCAGTAGTATTACTCGATACAATGCCTTTATATGCTGCGCTTGAGTCAATAACCCTTAATGCTCCTGCGGTTATAGATGCACTTGTACTTGTAAATGAACCAATAGAAACATGTTTATTTCCATTTATTTCCATAATCGAGCTACTTGCCCCGTTATCAGTTTCGTTATAAGGTCCTGCGTGAATCTTTACTACTGTAGCGTCTGGTGAACCCCACCCTCCTCCTCCAATAGTTACTTCTCTTATGCTACCATCATCATATACTCCAAGACCGTTAAATGGCGTATTTGAATTCGTCTTTCTTGCTCCTTTTAATACTCCGCCTTTATTCGTTGCATCACTGCTAGTGCTAGTAAGTACGATGTTATCATTTCCTTCATCAGTTACGATTAATCTACCATGGGGGACTCCATTACTTACAACGCTAGCTAAAGTGGTTGACCCAATTGATGTGCGACCTGTGATGTAAATTTCTCCTCCTGCACTCGCTCTTAATCTTGAGGTACTGTTGGTCATGAAATTTACGTCATGATTTGTGCTCGTTCCAAAGAATGATGATCCCGTATCTGATTGAATCACTGAGTTCATAGAGTTCGCGGTATTTTGCACTAAAGCTCTAGCAACGCCGCTATTGTTAACAAAAAGATTCGCAGTATTTGTTACTGCAGGGTTTCCTATTGAAATCCTTCCTGTCAAAGAGACAAGACCATCATTGCTAAATATTGCCATAGGAGATGGTGCAGAGTTAGAATTTTCGTTATAAGGTCCTGCGTAAATATTTACTAATGTAGCATCTGGTGAACCCCACCCTCCTCCTCCAATACTTACTTCTCTCACGCTACCATTATCAAATACTCCAAGACCGTTAAATGGCGTATTTGAATTCGTCTTTCTTGCTCCTTTTAATACTCCGCCTTTATTCGTTGCATCACTGCTAGTGCTAGTAAGTACGATGTTATCATTTCCTGCGTCAGTTACGATTAATCTACCATGATTACTTGCAACGCCAGATAAAGTGCTTGACCCAATTGATGTGCGACCTGTGATGTAAATTTCTCCTGCTTTTGTTATATTTAAACGAGTAAATGCATTTGTACCGAGTAATAAATCGTTTCCAGATATATTCCCTATAAAAGAAGATTCATCTCCAGCAGAAATAATAAATTGATTACCTTTACAATTTGTAATCTGTAAATTGGTTGTACCTGAGTTATTTAAATACAAAAGTGTCCCACTATAAAAACTATTTGAGTAACATTGTCCAGTTCCAATAATTAATCCGCCTTGAATATTGTTTACTCCTTCACTAAATCCATTTCCTGCTGGGCCAGTAGCTCCTGTGGCTCCCTCTGACCCAACCAATCCAGTCGCTCCTGTTGAACCTCTTGATCCAGCAACTCCAGTTGCCCCTTCTGGTCCAGTCGCTCCCGTAGGGCCAATAGGTCCTGTTGACCCAATATAATTAGGTCCAACAGATGGACCTGTAGCACCCTGCGGTCCAGTGGGACCTATTATCCCACTTGCTCCTTGTGGTCCAGTAGATCCAATTGGTCCTGTTGCTCCTGTGGCTCCTAAACCTGTAGATCCTTGTGGTCCAGTAGGTCCAGTTGGTCCTGTTGCGCCATTTGATGCAGTAGAATCAATAATTATATCTCCTGCTCCATAACCATTAACATCAAGACCATTAGAAGCTGTAACTGTTATATTTGTTCCACCTTTAATTTTAGAAACAATTTTAGTTAAGTTTTTTAAATTTCCATTTTGAACACTTAATACTGTGTCGTTGCTATTTAAATCTATACTAGATACATTTACGAAATCTTTAACATTTTTTTTAATAGACATATGTTTTTAATATTTACACTATTTTAGTATACCAGCGGCGCAGTAGTTATCCATGATAAATCGTAATCTATTGAACTTTCTGTCCCTAGAAGCTCATATTCATTAATTCCAGAATTTCCTAATAAAAATCCATCATATTTTATATTTATTAAATTACCGCTAGCAAAAAGACCTCTTGTGGAAAAATCTGGATCTATATCAAATTTAAATAAAATTGATATATTTTTATTTCCTTCTATAGAAGAGTCATAATTAATATTATTAAATTTACATCCACTGAATATATATCTTGTATTATCTACTCCAGCTCTATTTGAATTAAAATCACATATTATATCATAATTGTTGTCTAAATTTAAGTATTCAAAAAATGAACCTGTATTTATATTTTTGTTAATGATATTTAAATTTAAAGTTCCTTGTACTGGAAATTGAATTTTATTTAGTAATGGAAATTTATAATTTACAGATTTTAATTCTGATCTATTAAAAGTAATGTTATAATTTAAACTATATATATATTCTGTATCAAAGATTATTTTTTTGGCGCTAGATAAGATCTGTATGTTCATATCTTGTGGTAAAAGAATATTTTTACCCAAAATATTTGGACTTTTTAGATCGAGATGTCTAGGGATTATAATCTCTTCGCTAGCAATTTTTAGATCTCCAGATTTTAAATCTAGTGTTCTATTGAATAAATTACTTCCAGAGTTATAAAAAGTTAAATTATCGCAAGCATACCTTTGATTTACAATAGGTAAATTATTTGTAGTAATTTCAAATTGATACTCTTTTAAATAACAATTTTGAAAATGTAACATGCCATAATCACTAGAATTTAAGTCTAAAATATTATTTTTTGTTTTCGGGTTGATAGACTCTTCTGAAGGTTCAAAAGTATATTCAGATAAATCATTTTCATTCTTTTTGATTACCAAGAAAAAATCTTTTTTATCAAATAAATTGGATTTCATCATGCTTGAAAACATTGGGTAAATTTCATGATAGTTAAAATAACCTACATCAAAATTTAAACGATACTCGTTTGTTATTCCATCTGGAATGTATGAAAAGTCTAAATCAACTGTTGGATAATCAAATCCTCGAAAAACTAAATTTTTTGATATTAATTGATTTTTTTTATTAGAATTTATGGTATAATTTACGGTTTGAATTTTTTCTAATTTTTTTAAAATATTGAACCCACTTAAATAATAGTTTCCCCCATTATTCCTTTCGCTTTGCTCCCCAGAATAAGGAGACAAGTATAGTCCCTGCATGTTGTAGATAATTCTGTTCATTATAGAAGATAATTTTCATATCTCAACAGATTGCCGCTAGCGAATAATCCGCGAGAATTAAAATCAGTATCAAGATCAAAAGTAAAGTTTAAAGTTGCCGACTTATTGTCTCCAATATTTGAATTATAATTAATATTATTAAATTTACATCCACTTATAATAAATTTTGTTAATTCTATCTTTTTTGATAAATTTGAATTAAATTCTAGAACTATATTATAATCATCATCTGCTTTTAAAGTATCAAAAAAAGAACCACTTAATGTACTACTAGTAACTAATGATAAGTTTAATTCTCCGTTTACAGGAAAAGTGATATTACTAATTATTGGAAATTTATAATTTATTGATTTAACAATTTTTCTATTAAAATTTATGTTGAAATTTAAACCATTTATATTCTCTTCATAAAATTTAAGAGTTTGATTTTTTGTGATAAGATATAAATTTAAATTATTTGGGGTTAATACGTTTACACCGCTAATCAAGGATTGCTTTAAATCTATGTCTTTAGGTATTATGATAATATCTTGTGATTTTGTGTTTAATCCTGATTTAATATCTAAGCTACTGTAATTTAGATTACTACCACTGGAATAAAAAAATATATTATTAAATAAATAATTTTGTTGTATCGTTGGCATTTGATTAACTTGTAGATCAAAGCTATAATTATTTAAGTAACAATCTTGAAAATGAATAACTTGAAAATCTTTTCTTTTCGGATGAGCAATGTCCTCTTGCGAATTAGGAAAAATGAAAGACGAATTAATAGTAGATTTTGAATCTACGTCTTCTTCGGTTTTATTTACAATTAGATAAAAATCTTTGCGATTTGTATCTTTATCGTTTGTACAGATCCCAGAAAACATATTTCCATAGAAATTTTTATTGAAATGACCTACATCAAATCCTAGTCTATTTTCGTTTGTTATGCCATCTGGTATATAAGAAAAAGTTAGAGTTCCTTCTGGTGAAGACGTAATTCCCCTAAATATGCTAATTTTTTGGCCAAAAGCTTTCGCGTCTTGTCTTGGTTGTTCTATTGAGTAATTAATATTTTGAATTTTTTCTATCTTTTTTAAAATCTTAAAATTAGGCAAATAAAAGGGGAATCCATTTTGCTCTTCTTGCGACTTGGGTAAGACAAAAAGCTCTTGTTGATTATATATTATTCTATTAACCATGCACCTTAATCCTTGTATAGGATTACACTTTTATTTTAGTTTATATTTTACCAAGTGGACATTGCTGTTCTTGTCCAATAATTGCCATTATGTCTATATAAATAATTTTTATCAAAAGCAACTTGACCACTTATACCAAATGAAGTAGAATTAACTGGTATTTGATTATCATTTTGAATAATAACTTTATTTTTAATATAAGTGCCACTTGCAAAATCTAATGTTAATGTATTAGGTCCAGAGGTAGAATGTGTCCGAGTTTGTGAGTCGGAAATTACTCCAGCGCCACTATGAATTGCTGATCCAAGTTTACCACCAATAGTAAAAGCATGATTTGCTTTAACGACATTTGCTTCTCCGCCTAAACTAAATCCGTATCTTCCTGATACACCATTTCTAAATCCCCCAATAATAAAAGCGTAATCTCCAGAAAGATTATTATATCTTCCACCAAGAATCCCTTGATCATTTGCCAATCCAAAAGAGTTATTATTTACTTCGTAGTAAGATTTTAGCGAACCGTCATCATATACTCCTTTATAAATTATTTCGTTATTTTGTATCATTTTGATATCCTTTATTCATGACTATTCTCCCTCTCCTGGATTTGACCCTCCTGCATTTGAATAATTGCCCATTAAACCAGCTACGGTTCTACCATATTCGTACCTTATAAAATTTCCATTATTATATAATTGTGTTACTTGAGCTTGATTTAAAGCTGTACCTTTCCAAAAAAGCATATATCTTAAAGCATCTACTTTAGAGTAAAATTCAACAGAAGTTGCTGGGTTGCGTCGTGCAGATCCGTTTGGACTTGCTCCTATTCCCCATCCTTGGTAACTCGGATTCTGGTAAATTGATCCTATTTTTTGTCCAACATTCATATATGGAGGCGCATATGAAGCGGTAGATTGTAAAATTCCATTAACATAAAATTTAATTAGTTTAGTTGCTGCCTCATTAGTAACAACTACTTGACAAAATTGTGATGTACTTGGAGGCGTAAGTGTTGTTTGTCCTAGCCATCTATAATCAAAGTAGAACGCTCCAGAAACAGTGTTATGAGTATTAAAAGAAAAATTTAAATAATCTCCATTAGTAGGGTAGCCTCCATTCAGAGTCTTGGAGTCTGGATTTACCCAACTTAAGTAAAAACCTAATTTTCCAAAAGGTTGTCCCATGAAAAATCTGTGGACGGGACCTGGAACTAAAGGTCTTTTTGTTTCAAAACTAAGAGTAAAATTTTCATTTAGTGTACTTGGTTCTATAAGATTTGATGTACTATTAAGTAAATACCCACCAAGATCATTTGAATAACCACTGACTGTATCAAATCTTGATGGACCATAACTATAGAAATGGTATTCTCCAATTCCGTCTGTTCCATTTGAAGTAAGTTTCCAGGAATTATTTGGAATAGGAATATAAGTTTGACTAGGGCTAGTTAATCCTGGTTTCACATCTGCATTATTTTCTTCTTCCCAATAAGCTAATTTTGATCTTACCCATTTATTTATGCCTATGCAATAATATAAATGATGGTCATCAAAAGCTGTATTTCCCCTTTCTCCTATTGAGGTAGATGCAGTTGGAGCGGTAACCTTTAGCGTATCTCTATTAAAAAGTGGATCGACGATCAATCTATAACCAGAAATAATAAATTGATTAGTATTTGAATCAATAAATAAACCCTTGTTAGGTGCAATAGAAAATACTGTATTTAAACTTGCCATATTATGATACTCCTTGTGTAAATGATGTACTTACCCAACCTGTATAAAAATTATTTTTAATTCCAAGAAAGGTTACTCCGTGTTTTTGATAAATTTCCAAATATTCATCAGAATATTCAAATTTTTGATTTGGTGAATATCCACTGATATATAATGGAATGGTTGAAGTAGAATGATTTTTAATTGTTATCATTTTACCGTTAGAAACATCTGGTAGAAAACCAGTAAAATTACTATCATTTTGGTCAGAAACAAAAATATTTATACTTTTATTTATATTAAAATTTGTATTTTTATGAAAATCAAAATCTTGGGTCAAATTTCCAAGATAAATATTTGCAGGTTGATCATTTCCACTAATACGAACATACCTTAAATCTAGTTGACCAGAATTAGTTAACTGCTCTGTGAATATTTGTAAGCCATTAAATGTACGCATTTAATAGAGTTACACAAAAAATATGTAAAATATCACCATTCAGCAAGAGCTGTTCTACGCCATTTTACTCCATCATGAGAATAAATAAAATTAGAATCTGTTGTAATTTGACCAGAAACTCCAAATGAGGTTGATAAATATGGAATATATGAATTATTAAAAATTAATTTATTTCTAATATAAGTTCCACTTATAAAGTCGAGGGTTAAAGTATGTGGACCAGCGGATTGGTGGACTCTATTTTGACCATCACCAAGAACTGCTGATCCAGAATGAGAAGCTTGAACTACTGAACATCTGCCCCCAACTATATAACTATAATCTGCAAAAGCGCAATTTCTTTCGCCACCACCTATTATAGAAAAGTTTCCTGTTGCACAATTAGAAGCTCCTCCACCAATAGTTGAATAGTCTCCTATTGCACAATTAGAAATTCCTCCACCAACAGTTGAATAGTTTCCTATTGCGCAACTAATTCTTCCTCCACCAATAGTTGAATAAAACCCTGCTGCACGATTAATTTGTCCTCCACCAATAGTTGAAAAAGCTGCTGTTGCACAATTAGAAACTCCTCCACCAACAGTTGAAGAAATCCCTGTTGCACGATTTTGATTTCCTCCACCAACATTTGCATAATTTGCTGTTGCAGAATTATATCTTCCTCCACCAACATTTGCATAATTTGCTGTTGCACAATTTCTATATCCTCCACCAACATTTGAAGAGTATCCTGTTGCACAATTACGGTTTCCTCCACCAATAGTTGAAAAAGATCTTGTTACACAATTACAGTTTCCTCCACCAATAGTTGAAAAAGCTTCTGTTACACAATTACAGTTTCCTCCACCAATAGTTGAAAAAGACCCTGCTGCACGATTAAATTGTCCTCCACCAACAGTTGAAACAGCTGCTATTGCACAATTAGAAGTTCCTCCACCAACGTTTGAATAAGTTTCTGTTGCACAATTAGAAGCTCCTCCACCAACAGTTGAAGAAAGCCCTATTGCACAATTTCTATTTCCTCCACCAATAGTTGAAAAAACTGCTGTTGCATGATTATTTTCTCCTCCAACAACAATTGCATAGTTTTGTGTAGCAGTATTACTTCTTCCACCAAGAATAACGCTTCCAAAACAACCGCTAGATACACTTTGATGACCAAAATTTACTGTTCCAGATATGCCCATCAAAAGATCTCCCTCTGCTGCAGATATCTCGCGTTTAGAGCCATCTGGATCTCTCTTAATAAGATATATTGAATTTAAACTCATAATTTTATAGTTTTGTCCAGTCTACATATATTGGAAGCGCAAACCATCTTCCCTGCGTTCCATTTCCGCTTGAGCAAATATATAGAAATTGATTATCCCAAGCTATCTGTCCACTATATCCAGGAAAATAAACCCCAGTTGGTGAATTGCTTGCCCCGATTCTAGCTCCTGCGTTAAGATTTACTTCAGAATCATTTCCTGTAATTCTAGTGTATCTAAGGTCTAGTTGACCACTATTAGTTAATTGTTCCGTAAATATTTGTAAACCATTAAATGTGCGCATTTAATAAGATTACACTTTATAAATTAATTTTTACTATGATACAATAGACTTGCTAAATAATTTGCGACTTGATGCTCTGAGGCTATTTCTTGAATTTTTGTAACTTGATCTTGATTTTTATCAAAAGGCTTTTCTAGATATTCTTCTATTTTAGACTTCCAATTTTCTGGAGATTCATTAGCAATAATAATCTCTGATATATTTTCTGCATTCTCTTTTTGTTGGTTACTTAATTTCTTGACATTGAATTTTTTTCTTACAGCAGATTTAACTTCTTCTTCTAAATCTTGAGCTACAAGTATATTTTCTTTAATTTTTGTAATAGAGAAATTAGAGCTTGCCCCAATTGGCTTTATGTTTTTAGTAGATTGAGGTATTCCAGTAGAACCAGATGGTCTTCCAGCTTGATTTGCTCCTCCACCAATAACTGGTTGATAGAGTCCTTGATCTTTGAGTTCTCTAAATTTATTTTGAGATTCAATTGATTCTTGAGTTGTTGGAAGTCTGCCAGTTTGAATAGCTTGAACTCCTTCTTCTGGAGTAAGAATTCCAAGTTCAATAAGGCGATTATATATTCTTGAATATTGAACATCATCTTTTAGGCTTATATCTTCAAAAGCTGGAGTTGGGAAATTTTTAAATCCAAGATCTTTGCTCATTCTACGTATTTCAGGAATTAAGAATTCATTTATAAAAACTTCTCTGGCTTGCTTTAATCTTTCAACAAATACTTGAATTTTAATACTTTGGTTGGCGAATTTTTCACTACCAATAAGCACATTGTTAAGTCCAATTTGAATATCTCTATCAACAACTTCATATTTTTGTGGTCCAATAAGATTACCAATATCTGGAATAACAAATTCTGCTTTCGTTGTGTAATCTGCAATTAAAACTCTCCCAACGCTTTGATTTTCAAAAAGAGATTGCATAGCTTGCAAGTTCTTTTGATTAACTCCACCTTTATCTGGATCAGTTCCCATGGTAACGAGGAGAACTGCTTGTTGCATCGTTCTTGTTACTGCCATGTCCATTTTTTTCATTTCAAGTTTCCAATTAATATCGTCAAGCACTGGGAATCCCATCGGAATAGATAATGGCTCATAATCTTGTTTTTTATAAAAAACAGCAGCAAGCCTTTTAGAGTCGAGAGGTAATAAAATATAAGAATTACTTTTATTTTTAACTTGTTCTTTAGTTTGTTCTGGAAGCGAATCATAAACTTCCTTATCTTCCTCTGTTTTTGGATCTCTTAATTTCTCTAATTCATAATCGCTTAAGAGTTTGTAATAATTATTAAATGCATAATTTACTGTGCCACCAACATAAACATCAGCAGGATTAATAATGGTATATCTTGCTGGAAGTTTTACTGCTCCATCCTCGGCGATTGATTTTAATTTTGAGCCAAATGTTTGAGTAATTCTGAGTAATTGTTCTGGAGTTAGAGACGTATCAAATCTATAAACAAAAACATTTCCACCTCGATAGTATTCACGAAAAAATTGATCTTGAAAGCTAGCAATATTAATTTTCTTGAAATAAGCTTCAAAAAACTCTCTAGCTTTTTGACTGCCCCCACTTAAATATATTGGACTACTAGAAAACTCTGTCATTAAATCGATAGTATTTCTAAATACTGCAACATTATAATAAGCCTTTTGACAAAGAATAATTGCGTCTCTAACGTCTAGCGTAGAAAGATTTTTAACATAATTTGAATATCTAAAAGGAATTAATCCAGTATCAATATTTGTGAATCTGTTAGTTTTTTCAATAGTAGAAGAGGCGTTTCTGCGTGTTCCCGTGGCTGCTGCTCTTATTTCTGACATTTTAATTTTTGCTTTATCTGCATCGGTACCATAAACCATAAGTGGTGTGGCTTCAGATATTGGTATTCCTATGGAAGCTTTAATTTCTTGGATTTTTTTCGTTTTTTTGCTCATTTAACTTGTATATTACACTTAATTTAACATTATTGGGGTAAAAGTCTGTGATATTTCTTCTTTTGGTGCGTTTATTATATCATTATAGCACTTCAAACCCCAATTCACTAATAAAAGTGCAGAATAATTATCTTTTCTTGCTTTATTTGCAGAAGAGCTTCTTTTTAAATGCTGTGGCAAATCGAACGATTGAGTGCCTCTGGCTGTTGATGAATGCTCTACTAATGTGCATTGTTTTTTAGTTTGATATATAAAATCATCTTGATTTTCAATAAAGTCTAGAGTAGACCAATCTTTTTTTTCTTCTGTTTTCATTAAATCTATTGGCATGTTTTGATTAAATTGAGATTCAAAAAAACTATCATTTGCACAAGTTTTGCTCGCAAACCATATTTTCTTGTAATCAATAGAGGCTTGTAGATGTTCGTTTGCTTTACGAATAAAATTGCTAGTGAACACTTGATTAAAGGCTATTTTCTTTGATTCTAAATTGTAGCTATTCCTAACTTTACGAACTTCTTGCTCATAATCTGCACCTTCTAAATCAGAATTAAATTCAAAAGTATTAAGTATCAGATTATTGCTTTTGAATAATTCAGATTGATTACAAGCAGAAAGAAATACGTCTGCCCCAGCATTATCCAAAATCATAAATACAATATTAAAATTAGTCATGATATAGTATAAATAATTAACATGATTTTTTAAATTTCCTAATCCAGCATAAGTATGAACTAATGTGCCAGTTTTAGTTTCTTCATCGATCTCCATTACTGCCATCGCGAAATAATCCGCATTAGGACTATCACTCATATTAGGATCAATGCCGAGTATATATTTTTTTCCTGAAGTCCCTTTCATTAAAGTGTGAGGAGATTGACCATTTGGAATAGTGCATTCTTCCATTTTTTTTGCACTAAAATAACTATCACTGCCATCAATAAATCTAGCGCAATATTCTCTCAAAAAACTACTATGACTTGATCCTCCATTTTGCGCTTCTTCAATAATTGTTTTATCTATCATTTCTAACGGCAGAGCTTCGTAACTTAATTGAGATACAAAATAAGAAGCTTCTGTCTTTTCTTTTGAATGAATTTTTTCTACCCATTCGTTATATGTTTTATAAAGATTTTCGAATGTATAACTTGCAGAAGAAAGAGCTATCATTTTACTATTATTTTCAAAAACCATTCGATCTTCTTCTTTCATTGCTCCTTCTCTTATTAAAGCGTCTTCCATTTCCCTAATTTCCATTCGTTCCTTCATGTTTTGTGGAGCAACCAAGAATGGCATCAATACAGTTTTAACAATATCCTCTGACAACAAAAGGAACTCGTCAAGTACTAATACGTTAGCACGAAATCCTCGAATCTTTTCTCCGCTTAAAGGAATAGCTACAATACTTCCGCCATTAATTGACCATTCGTATTGATCATTTCTTTTACTTTTTGAACCAAAAGCTTGTTGAAGAAGTTCTGCACCTTTACTATTTACAATTTTTTCTAGATTATTAAATATGAATCTAGCTGTTCGAAAAGTTGGTCCTGCAATTAGAATTTTAGTATTAGGCTCAAAAACACATTGAAGAAAACAAAATACGCTTGCGATAAAACTCTTGCCACAACCTCTACCAAATACGCACATACTAAAGTTTCTATTTAATAAAGCTTTAAGATGAATTTCTTGATACGGAGCTAATTTGATACCACTTATAAGTTCAGTAGTAAAGCCTAAATTGGCTCTTAAAAATTTAGCAAGAGATATTTTTGCATCTTTATCGTTAAGAATACCTTTAAGATTCATTAATTCTTTATTAATATCTGGATAATTTTTTTTATATTTATCTGGAGAGTATATCATAATAGTTTTAGGTCATAAGCTAATTGAAGATCTACTTGTTTATAAAAACAATTTGATGTAAAAATAGACTCAATTACTCTTGTCATCTCTCCTCTTCCATCTACAAAAAGAAATTGTAGATTATCATAGTTCTGAAGTAACTCTCGAACATTATGAAATATATATTCTGGAGTTGCTTTAATTTTTTTACTAATATGTGGAAGATACTGAAAGCTAAGTGCATTAGATAATTTTTCTTCTACTATAACAATCAAATATGCTCCGCTTTTCTTTGCTCGATCTATTTCGTTTTTAAATCTATCAAAGTTTTTAACGCTTAATGTACTAATGAAATCGCTTAAACTTTTTCTTTCTATAAAGCATTTACAATTATCATTACTACAAGAATAATCTCCAAATGGTAAAGTCTTAATCTCAAACTTTGTGTCAAATTTTAACCAACTTTGTTCTCTGGTGTCAATATATATAATTGATTTCTTGTTTAATTTATTTTTAAATTGATCTATTATATTAGATGGATGAATGAATCTGTTCTCTAATCCTAAACTTGAGCAAACATCATAATAATCATCAAATATCTTATTATAAAAAATAATAGAGGGTGCCATAATTGTTCTTAGTTCTACTTGAGATGGACTATAGGTTAAATTTTTATCGGCTTTTCTTTTTGATAATAGTTGTTTGCAATATTCTTGAGCTTTTTCAACTGATTGTTGCTTAAGCCATTTTTTCATATTGTTTTTATCATTAAAATCACTATTTAAATATTGTTCTTTAGTCTTAAAATTAATAAGTTCATTTGTTAATAAATCTCGTCTTTCAAAATATGTTTGATAATATTTTATTTTATTCAAACCATAACCCTTGAGGGACATATGTAATGCCTTATCACTTGGAAACTCTTTTCCATCTACTTTACATATAACTGACATAAAATTATCCGTTTAAAATATCGTCTTCTGATATTCCAAGTATTCTAGCTTTTAATTCGTCCATTGAACCAAGCCGTTCGATTTCTTTCTTGATGCTATTTTTTCTGAGCTCTGCTATTTTTAGCAATTTTTGCCTTGACTCTTCTTGCTTCCACATTTCAACAAGATTCAAAATACTGGCGTTTTCTTTAACTTGCTTGCTGAGTCTTTCGCTTCTTTTTACTTTAAGATCTTGTAATAATTTTTGTTGACGATTAACGCAGTCATTATACTCTTTTCTTGCTGTACTGCTAGCTTCTACTACTGCCATTGGAATTTTACCGTCTTCTTGAGTTGCTATATCTATTTGATCTTGTAATGCCGTAATTGTTTGTTGAATGCTAGATGATATTACTACTTCTGTAGCTAGTACGATATATTGATCTACTTCTTCTTGAGTTAAATCACTTTTATCATAAGTATATCTAACGAAACTGCTTTCAAAAAGATCTCTATCATTTTCATCACGATAAAGATTAATTTGATGGGTAAATCTATAGGTATTCATGTAGCCAATCAAGGAGTTTACTTCTTTCTTTTGTCTTGGGGTGATCTTTTCTTTATCAATTCCATCTAATATATATTTATTAATTTTGACAACCATTCTATCTTCGCTTCTTGGCGCTTTATAAGCTTCTGTGGCAATATTTTCATTAGTATCATTAAGATATTTAATATTACTAGGTATAGTTTTCATATAATCAAGAATACTCCTAGTTTCTTGGGAAAGATTTGTTAGTGATTCATTTTTAAATAAAATTTTCGCTATTTCCATCCCTGTCATAGTCGCACAATTATTGCTAATATATTCTTTTTGATCTTCTGTTAATTCTATAAGACCTTTAGCTTGATATTCGTGACTCTTTCGTGGTTTAATTTGTCTTGCTGCAAGAAATTGCTTAACAGCTTTCCCCTCTTTGCTTCTACCATCAAGATCATCTCTACCAAAAGCTAATTTAACCAATTCAGTAAGAGATGGCGGATTATTAGCGCGATCATTCCATTCTTCTAAAAGCTTTAATTGTTGCTGTTCTGTTAATTCTGGTAAATTTTCACTCATACTAATTTATATCTATATCTCCATTATACAGATGTTTTTTAACTTTAATCATGATAGCTTTTTTTAAATTTTTTACTTGTTTATATCCTATCTTGCGATTCTTTTCGTTCGTTTTATATCCCATTAATTTGGCTGAATCTTCTTCTGATTTATGTTTAATGTAGTAAAGCTCATAAAATTTCCACTCTATAGGTTTAAGAATTTGATGCATCTTGTTGTGAATATTTTTCTCAGCCTTATCTATGTTAAGTTCGTTTTCTTTTATATTATGAATTTCTTGAACATGATTTTCGTAAGCTACTGGTAGTTTTATATCATATGCTGATTTTTTACTTTTTTCCCATTTAGCATATAATGGACATTTACTGCATTGAGTTGCATATATACTACAACCATTTTCGTTCTCTGCAGCAGCACACTTCAAGCATGGTCTAGAATAATTACCGTAATTATTTCTTATTAAATTTTTAATTTGATTACTAACTATTCTATTTAGCCAAGGAGCTAGGGGTTGTTTTTGATTATACATGTGCCATTTTTTATAAATGTGAAGCCTTAATATTTGAGACACGTCATTAAAATCCATCCAAGCCAAAGAAGTTAAGTTCCACTTATATTTTCTTTTATTTATCTCTTGATTTATCTCCAAGATTTTACTTTCAAAACTTGCTTTTGGAGAATTCATTAATTATTTTTTATTTTTTCTTAACGATCCTGCTTCTCTGGCAAAGTCTTCTAAAGTTTGTTTTTTTGAAGGTCTTTTGCTTTTTATTTTAATTTTATTTGATTTTTGATTTTCTGAAGTTCCCATTAAATCTCTCAACTTAACTCCTCTGCTTGTACTGTCGGCTTGTGTTTCGAGTTGAATTTCTGAAATTTCTGGTACGCTTATACTTTCATTATCATCAAAATCTGAATCATCTTCAATATCTAATTCTGATTTATAAGATTTTTTGGCGATAGCCGACTTTTGATCTGTTTCTCTTTTTACAATAGGTTGAGGGTTTTGAAGGTTTTTCTGAAAAGGACTACCGCAGTTTGAACAAAATAATGGTTTTTTTAAACTATATTCTGTTGGTGCACCACAATCAATACAATATATCTTCATTTAATATTATTATATAATAAGTATTAATTTAAATCTAATTAAAATAATTATTTAAGATTATATAATATTAATAGATACTTTATTTTGCTTTTGATTCTGATGCGGGAGACACAGCTTCTGTATTGATTGATTCGGAAAGTGGAGCTTCTACTTTTATTTCAGCTATAGGAGCTGGAGTTTCAATTTTTTGTTCAATTATTGGTTCTATTTTAGCTTGTTTATCGGCTTCTTCTTGAGCTTTTTTCTCTTTAATTTCTTTGATCTTATCTGAGAAATCAATTTCTATGCCGTTTCTGTCTGCTGCTTTGCTCTTATCTTTTGGCCCACTATATGTATTTAAACAAATTGCCACTTTTTGCTTTTGAGGATATTTCTCATCTTTCATGAATTCCATGCAGCGACCCATATAGTCATTTTGTTTTTCGTTATCTTTTTTTTCAGGTATAGGCACATCTAGCATTACACATGTTTTTTAACTAGTGTAATGAGGTTTATATGACCTTTTCTACTATTTTAATTTGTTTTGCTGTGTTAGTTTATATATATTATTTAGTAGAGAGAGTTAAGTAAAAATTAATTAAGCGGCGGTGATGGTGATTGTGGGGCCAGTTCCAAGAGTATAAGTCCATCCAGTTGTAGGAATGATAAGCGGATTTGTGCTGGGATTTGTTGCCTCTATAACCAACGCACCTTCTTCTCCAGAAGAATGCTGAACCAATGACCAAGTATTTGCCACATCATAATTAAAGGTCAATCTTTGAAAGGATATGCTTTCAGTTGGATTATAAACGGCATAAAATGTATAAGCAGGGTAATCACTCCTAGCATAGTTAATTCCAGAAGTATCTCCAAACGTAACGACTACATTTGTGGTTGTAGCTACGACAATCCCGCTAGATGCTCCAGATCCTGTTCTTGGAATTTTGAAGGTTGTATTTTTTTTAATTATTAAGCTCATATTTTTTAAGCAGCGGTGATGGTCTCTCCATTGGGCCAACCAGACATAGGAATTTGAGTTTCATCGCTCCAAGTTTGATGCGTTACAACAGCGTTTGTATCTAAATTACAGAGCGACCACCTATTGGGGATTGCTGCATCTCCGAAGTTCCAAATCAAATTCCAATTCCCATCATCAGATCGTTGCCATTGATCTGGTATAATCTTATAATATGTCCCGTTAAACCCACTTGATGAACCAGATACAATAACTGCACTCGTACTCGCCACAGGAATCCCACTTGGCGCAGCTGGAATTACAACAGCATCTCTTTTAACTATAAAAGCCATAAACTATATTACACTACTCTTTTAAATAGGTTTTTATATCTTTAATTAACTTTTTTCTATTATTTATTTCTAAAACTGTTACTAAAGTAGCTATTGATATTGGAAAGAATACTCTAAGAAAGAATTGAAGGTGATCTTCCTTACTTAATAAATCAAAGTAATTAATGTAAAGGTCACTTAGCCCCCAAAGCGTTAAAAGCATACCCAAAGTAAATGAGATAAAAAAGAACTTATCATAAGTTTTTAAATTAGCCCACCAATTTTTTATTTTGATCGCCATACGTAGGCTTACACAAGATTAAATTGGAGTTGCTTCTAGTGGATTTGGATTAGAATTTACTGGCGGTATAAGTAGAGGGTTAAATTGTTGAGATCCAAATGGCTGCGAGATATTACTGCTACGATTTTCAGATCCACTCTCAGCATTAACATCTAAAGCAGGATCAACCTCTGTTTCTGTTTTAGATTCAAATCCTTTTGATTCAACTTCTACTGATCCACCACCAGATGGAACATCATAGGTTTTGCCCATAATATCAAAAGATATTGGAACTGAATGTCCAGAACTAACTAAAGTTATCTTGCCATTCTTATCTTTATTGATTGATATTTTGATTTTATCTTCAGCATAAGAAGTTTGAATTAAAATTACTGCTAATAGTATATATATTAATTTTTGCATAAATTTGTTTTTAATCTTACTTCTTTTATCATATATCCTACTGATACATAGATTGCTTCATTGTAAATTGGATTAGATGGTTTGTGGCTATTTAAATTTAATATCCATTTATGGGAATCCAATTCTATAGGCTCAATACCTTTGGTAAAGCATGAAGCTTCTTTTGTAACATATACAAACTCTAATCCAGATTTTTTTATATCTTCTTCTAATGTAGACTCAGGCATATAAGCTAAACAAAAAATAAGCCCTGTTATAAAAATGCTAAATGTATAATAAATTTTATTCATTGAATTGTAAAAATAGAATATCTTCCTTTCCCCAAGCATTGGTAATAGTACCTGTACTTTTCTTCTCCAACTTTATGAACTCCAAAAACTTCATCTTTAAAGTAATCTTTTAAACTAACTGTATCGTGATCTCCAACATGTTTTTTAATCCAAGTAGAAACTTCACCAACGTTTCCTTCAAAGACTACTACTTTTCCATGACTTGTGTATTGCATTTTTCTGTTCCGCTAGCTGTTTGTATATCTAAATTGTTTTTAGTTTGTTTAGCTACTATTGATCCTATCATAGTTAATACTAAAACGCAAGCAAAAATTAAAGCATAATGTGTTTTTTCTTGAGCTTTCTTTTGAGCTCTATATTGATGGAAATTACTTATAAAATCTTCTGTGTCTCTTTTAGAAGGAAGACTCTTTTCATAATTATTTAATAATAAGTTTCTCAATTTATTATCCATTTCTTCTTCTCATAAGTTTTAAAGCAATTAATCCAGTGAGTCCACCAAACATTAGTGACCATGTAGAAGGCTCTGGTATAACATTTACTATTCCATCTGCATTAAAGCTATTAACATCCCATGCGAGATTACTGTTTGCTGTATCAAGATCTGGTAAAGCAGCTAAAAGTACTGCGTTATCAAATGCTGATA